ATAAATGCGGGAAAACTCTTTTCGAGTTCTCTCGCATTTATTCTAAATATTCAGCAAATGAAATACGCTGACATCAATCGCAGATTTACCGAGATCGTAGCCGAGTGGCTGGCCAAGGGCTACTCCATCAATACCGCTTCCATGAGCGGCAGTCAGGGCGAAACCGCAAAGATCGATCTTACGGACGGCAAAGAGATCGTCCGCATCTTAGTAGACCGCTTCTCTGATTACGCGGCAAACGTTGAGGGCGTCGAGATCATCGTCGGCAAGGCGCTGGATGCCGATGTCCGCCCCAACAACAACGACAACTGGGCGACGCTCTGGAACAACCGGCTCGAAGTCCTCCAGCAGGAACGGTTTTTCAAAATCGGTGAAAACCGCGTAAGCGGTACGCAGTACGGCACCGAGGCCGAGGCGAAGGCCGCTGCAGAGCTGCGCCTCAAGCGGTACATCGCTAAGGAGTGTTCTTCCAAAAGCAAAACATTTACCGGTGAGGCCATCGAGATTGCCAAGCGCGTTATCCGCCGCAAGTTTGGGGCCAACCGCATTGCCACGGCCTACGTAATGGTTTTCAAGTATGACAACGCATATTGCGTCAGCTACCGCGACAGAACCTATCGGCTGCGTTGAAAGGGGAAATCCGCACCATGAAGAAGATAACTGCTATGGATTACAAGAGAGCTGCCAGAGACGCCATGAAAAAGACCGTCGGCTTTGCACCCGCCCTAAAGAACATCATCCCTATGGAGGGCGGAGACAACGGCGAGATCGTCACAGACGTTGCTTTCTGCATCGCAGCCACCGGTAAAGGGTACTCTTGGAGAATCGGCGGCGAAGTCGAAAGAGCTGAAGCGTATGACATCCAGCCTCAGAACGCATAAGGGCAAGGAGGAAACCAAATGAAAAGCGTAAAAGTCGAGTGGTGCGAAAACTTCATCCGGGCGCGGTTCACGAAGCATCATCCATTTCCCGGCGGCGGAATTGAGGTCGGCTGTTTCTGGAACATGGCAGAACGCGCTGGGCTGTGGGAACGTGGAACTTACGGATCGCCGATGAGCATCGCGCTTTCGCACCTTTGCACGGCCGAAACTGTCCTCGACGGAGACGGAAATTACTGCTACACGGTATTCAAGCTGACATAATAGAGTCCCGCCCCGGAGGTTACGAGGGCTGAAAGGGTAAATCATGAATAAAATCCGCCGTAAAAATTTGCAGGCCATCATCGACCGGTTGGAGGAGCTGAAAGGCAGTCTCGAAGATCTTCAGGCCGAGGAAGAAGAATACCGAGACAACATCCCGGAGAATATGCAGGAAAGCGAACGCTATGAAAAGGCCGATGAAGCCTGCGACAATCTTTCCAGCGCCGTAGACAGTCTGGAAGAAGTCATCAGCAGCATCGAAGCTGCTATCGAGTGAAAGGAGCCGTCATGGAGAACAAATCTTGGACAGTCACTTATCGCAATCGTGACAACGGCCAGCGGATCACCGCCGCCGTGTTCGCAGTGGATCAGCAGCAGGCACGAGAAAAAGCCAAAGCCGACGGCCGCGAGGCATGGGAAGTCGAAAGTATCGAACCAAACGAGGAAACGCTGGCGCGGATTCTCATTGCCGAATTTGCCAAGAAGCAGAGCGGACACTTCGCGTGTCCCCGCTGCGGGAAGATGACAATGGACGCAGAGAGTGTCACGCGCAATGCCCTCAGCCGCCGTGTCGGCTGCTACATCTGCGATACTTGCGGAACGGTTGAGGCCATCGAAGATTTCGCGCATAAGCAGGATTCGCTCAGCACGTGGGCAATCGTGAGAGAACCGGAACGATGGCACATGCTGAGTTGGATTAGCGACAATATTAAGATTGATGGCCACGAGGGAACGTGGTACATCATTGACGAAGGTGATTTTCAGATTACCCCGGACGTGAACGGCGAGCCACAGACACTTACCGCGCACCTGTTTCTACTCGAAAGCAGAAAGTTCGGCGACGAAGCTGCGTGTCTGATCGTCGATAAGAAAAAGCAGATCGTCATGGAGGACGTCTGGAACGGCTTCGACGATCTGGAAGACGCCGGGTGGGAGCGAATCGAAGAATAGTGTGCCACGCGAATGAGCATTTCAAGATAAGCGCCTCTGTCGCGTCGCTGCTGGACTTGCAAGTTTAGGCAGCGCAAAGCGACGAGAGAATCAATGGGAAGATATAAAAACGGCGTAGCGAGCCGCCAGAGCCGCGTAAAAAAGAAAACCCCTCACATGACACTTCTGCCATGTGAGGGGTTTGTTCGTGTGTTCAGATAAAGGCGCTGTCCACGTTGTCCGATGCGTCCTGCTCCTGAAAGCCGTTTGCCTTGGCGGCTTCAAACGTGATGCCGCCACGCTTGTGGTCGGACTTGACCAGCTCAAAATAGCACTTGCCGCCCGTGATGATGATAACCTGCGCCAGACTGAGCGCGGCTGTCAACCAAGCGGCAGAAGCCATATAGTTGGACTTGATGCACAGGCGCATCAGGTAAATACATTCCTGCGTGATAAGCAAGCCAGACCCGACCAGCAGGAAGCAGACGAGTTTGCTCGTGTCCAGCTTCTTTCTCCTGCGCTTTTTCTGAGCCATCAGATCATGCCGAGCTTCTGCGCGAAGCGGTAAAGAACCGTGACGAGCTGCTCGCGCGTCATCATGTCCTGCCACATGAAGTTCGCGGAGCCGTCGGGCAGCGGTGCGCCGCCCTGCACGATGCCGTTGTTGACTGCCCACTGGCGAGCAGCTTCGCTCCAATCGCTGCAGTCATTGTCCTGAAGATCTTTCCGCATTTCGCGGAACAGCTCGGTAAAGGTTTCTTTGTCCATGTCGTCCTCCTTTTCTCCGTTTTCCAGCGCCATAACTGTGTGCCCAGAGGAAACGAGAATATCGCCCCGGCGCAGGTAGGCGTCAGATGTCAGGTACTTCCGGTCAGTCAGCAGTTCAAATTCTCCCGTCGCAGGGAAGCAGCGCATCATGCAGTAGGTCGTGCAGGAATTGCCCTGCTTGCGGTAGGTTTCTTTCAGGGCGTCGACGCCAGCGGAAATTGCGCAGAGCATCATAAACGCGCTGCAGTCCGTTTCTACGGGCTTTGCGATCTTGCTCAGAATGAAGTCTACCGCTTCCGCAGCGACGTAGGCTGTGTTGCGACCGTCCTGATCGTACCCGATGTTCTTGTTGCCGACACCAGCTTCGCACGCCTGCGCGGCCAGCTCAGCTTTCCTGCGGTCCTTGAACCGGAGAACGCCGAGCCAGCTTCCAGAGTACCAATGCGCGAAGTTTAATTCGCGCCCGGTCTGATTGCCGGCTTTCTGCCCATGCGCACCGGTTTCACCGAGCGACGCCTGCCCGATGCGTACGCTCATGTTTCGTCGCCCCCGGAGGTCGAAAGCTCACCGACAGCCAAAACGCCGCTTTTCAATTCATAAACGGCGGACTCGATCATAGCGTCCAGTTTGGCTTCGTCAACCGTAATGCCGCGCTGCTTGAGCCATTCCAAGACATACGCTTTCTTCTCAGGACCGCGACCGGAGCCGTTGTAAATCTGCTCTGCGGCAGATACGGCAATCTTCACCCATGCGTTGATTTCTGCCTGCTGCTGGGCTGTGGTCTTGCTCTTGATGTACGGAATGACAATGACGGTAATGACTGCTGCGATCAGCGCAAATACCGCCTGAATGATGGTGGTAATGTTGTATTCCATGAATCGTGTTCCTCCTTAGTCATACAGGGCGTGAATGCCCCGCTTTGTCAAAAAATCCTTCTGCTTATGCTTGATGTTGGCTGCGTAGTTCAGAGCATCGTGCATATCGCCGTTGCAGTTCGCGTCTGGAATGCGCTGTACCGCCTTGGCGGTTGCTTCGCCGAGCGCGATTGCTGCGCCTGTACTCTGCACCATGAGCAGAAAGAAGTCTTTCTGCGCTTCCTCCTGCTCTTCGGCGCGCTTATCACGCGCCGCAATTTTCCTTTCCAGTTTCCAGACGATAAAGCCCATGATGGCGGACGGAATCCCCATAGCCGCGACAAACGCGATCAGAAACTCACCAGCGTTGATTGTCATAATCACTTTCACCTCTACTTGCAAAATGCAGGAGAGGCAGACCGTACCGCCCCTCCTGCTGCGTGTCAGATCTCTACTTCGAGATCCTTCAGGATTTCCTCGACCTGCGGCTTGATGAGAGCCGGCACCTGGTCGAGCGTCTTTTTGCCCTTGACGATCAACGTCGCATACACGACTGCCATATCAGCGACCTCCTTTCCACACAGAATGGTCAAAAGAAAAAGTCGAAGGCGCTTCATACGCCCTCGACCTCATCTTCTTCAAGGATACGCCGGACTTCCTCGCGCAGTTGTTCCGGCACATCATCAAGTGTTTTCAGCCCCTTTCGAATCAGCTCGGCATACACTTTCGCCATATCCATCAACCTCCGATCACAAGCTCATAGACGTCACAGAGCGCAAGTTGCGCCTGCGTGATCTGTGCGGACAGTCCTTCATTGACGCTTTGCAGGTCGCTTACCTGCTGTTTCAGCTTCGGAATGGTCTCCTTTTCGGCTTCGGCCAGCTTCGCCTGCGCGAAATAGCCGTCGAAGCTGCCGAGAATATCATCATAGATCCCGTCATAGAACGGAAGCTCCAGATGGTATTCGTCGTACTCAAAGCCTGAGACTGTCAACTCGCCCTGCGTTTCCGAGAACGGAGCTACGTTCTCATAGAACCGCACAAGGCAGTAGCCGGGCTTGTCAGGCTGCTCCTCCAGCGAGAACGCATTTGCCGGCGCATTGTCGCCTCTTACTTTCATTTCGCACAACCTCCTTCAAGATTCGTACCCCGATAGGGTCAACATACTTTTTCCACGCCGCAGCGGAATTGCAATGCTTGAGCTGGCCGATCCGGCTCAAAAGCCCCGATGCCGTCCGATACGCGATCCGCTGGTGACGCTCGATCTTCTTGCGCACCTTGCGGCATTGGCGCGTAAAGCGCAGGAAGTTTTTTCGGCGCATGGTAGTATAATCGCGGTAAAAGCGATACCCGACGTAATCCAGCGGCCGCACTTTCAACGGGAACACCTGCCAGTTGCCCTTCATCTGCAGCCGCAGCCGCTTTTGCAGATACTCGGCAATCGCTTTCCGCGCACGGTGCAGTTTCTTTTTGTTCGGGCCAAAGAGGACAATATCATCCATGTATCGCACGCTGTACTTCACACCGTCGAGCGTCGTGATGTAACGGTCGAGCGATTCCAGATAGAAGTTTGCAAGCCACTGGCAGATGAAAAAGCCAATGGCCAGCCCCTGTTCGCAGGTTTGCAGGATCTCCCACGTCAGCTTTAGATACTTCTTGTCCTTGATCTTGTGCGCCAGCATCCAGATCAGCTTGCGGCGGTCGACAGAATGGTAGAAGTGGTGAACGTCCATTTTGCAGACGTACCGGCTTCCTTTTTTGTCGTGGTGAATGACACGCTTGCAGCGCCGAAGCGCGTGCTTTCCGCCGCGTCCCGGTACTGATGCGCAGCACCAGTAATTCATCCCGCGCAGGAAGACCGGCGACGCCGCCAAGACCATCAACGTGTGGACAATGCCGTCGGTGAAGAACGGAACGTATTCGATCTCTCTCCACTTTCGGCTGCTGTTGTCGAAGATCCTGCGCTTCTTCGGCTGGGCTGGGGTGAAAGTCTGCGTCTGCAGAAGATCATAGACGCGGTCCGTGTAGCCGTCCACGTCGGCCAGCACCCTCCTTACGTCGCGCCGATCGTGTTTGTCTTTCGCGCCAAACACAATGGCTTCGCGGATGTGTTCTTTGTCACACATCCATTCATACAGGAATCCTTTTCTTTTTGGCATTTGCCTCGCTCCTTGTTTGCCATCGGGGTCTTTCCAGATACCTTGCGGTCGTACTAGAGCCCGTCCTGTAGCGGCAATATTTCCACCAAGCGGTGAGGGAGAGCCTGCGCAAAAAATGGAGCATACAAACAAGTAGGCGCGCGCCGATGTTCGAGTTCGCGTTGGACGAATTGTAGTTGCCATTGAAAAAGAACAGGCCGCAGTTCGCAGCATCATTCCTGTAGTAGCCGCCGACGCAGAGAACACACCAGCCAGAATTCGAGTTCACGTGAAGCCCAAAGCACCGCACAAGCTGCGCAGACAATCCCGTCGAGAATTATACTGTCTATGCGCTGAGAAGGTCTGAAAACGGGAGAAAATAACGAAATGCGTTATTTTGAAAAAATATACGCGCCGCGCTTCGCGCGGATATATAGGGAATGGCGCTGCCGCGCCAGAGCGTAAAATGTGCCGCTCTGAAAACGGAAGCCCACGGGGGCTGCGGCCCCCGGTCCCCCATTAGGGGACGTAAAGGAGGCGCGCGCCGATGCCCGAGTACGCGTAGGACGAACCGTAGTTGCCATTGAAAAAGAACAGGCCGCAGTGCGCAGCAACAAACCCGTAGTAGCCGCCGACGCAGAGAACACACCAGCCAGAATACGAGTACACGTAGTCGGGCACGTAGGTCGTGCCGCTGCCACCGGTTCCCGTCGGAATAAATGCCCATGGGAGGGCCGTGCAGTTTCCGAGCGTTTTGATATTGCCACCGCTCGGCAGGCTAAGTCCCGCCGACGTGTAGTTGGTGGACGTGTCATCCGCATATTTCGACGGGTCGGTACAGATGTAAGCTGCACGGCTGTTGAAATTGATGCCGTCAATCCAGTCATAGACATTGCCCCACGGGTTTTCAATGCCGCGGTACTGTACGCCGCCATAGCCCGTTCTGGCAGAAGCGACCGTGCCGGTGTGGTAGGTCATGCTGTCCGTCGTGCCCGTCTTCTGCAGCGAGGAATTGCCGACGATACCGTTGCCGATTTTGCTCTGGCTATCCCAGTTTGCATACTCGACGAGATAGAGCAGCCAGACCGCGCACCACGACGCATAATCGTACTGCTGCCACTTGCTGCCCTTGTTCCGGGAATTTGTGCGGGCCGTGGCGCGTGTGATGCTCGTCAACGGATTCGCGCCAGACTTAGAGTAGTAGCTGGCAATCGTGTTGTAGCGACCAACATAGCGGCCAGAACCGGGGTGCTTGGAAAAGCCGGTGAACGGCGCGTTTGCAACGTAGTAATAGATCTTGCTCTGGCTGCTGTTATAGACGATCTTGTAGTAAAACTCAGGGATAAAGACCATCGTATCGTAGGACGTGCGGGAGAATCCGGACTGTCCCTTTTTGTACGACACAGCGCCGTTGATGATGTTGTATTCTTCCATGCCCTGCCACGGCATGAAATCATCAAACGGCGAGCTGCCAGCGCCTGTGCCGATGGCCGCGCTCGGCTCCGAAGACACGGCGGCATTGACGTAGCCGTTCGGGTCGTTGCTCGGCGTCAAACGGGAGAGCGCCGTCGAGGAATTGCTGTACGTCCAGCAGACACCGAAGATCGTCACGAACACGCACGATACCGTGCAGGTCTTGTTCGTGGGCGCGTTGTAGTTTGTGTCGCTGGCGACGGAAACTGTAATCGTAACCGTACCGGAGTTTTCGTCCACGCTCGTCACAGTCACGACGTTTCCGGAAAGCGAGGCTGTGGCAATCTCCGGATGGTTGGACGAAACAGAGATCGTACCTGTGCCGAGCCGCGTCACGGTGAAAGAATCCGTCAGCTTTCCATCCTCCAGCGTAATCGTAGTCTTGCTGAGCGTCAGCGAGCCATCCGCTTTGCCGATCTTCCACGAGACAGTTTTCGGCGCCGTCGTGCCGTCTGCCCACTGGTAGAGCGCCGTATCTTTCAGCGTAAATTTTGCGCTGTATGTGCCGGCGTTCGTGCCGCTGGTCGTGCCGCCGAGCGTCATCTTTGCCGTATCGTAGTTGTACCACGCCGGGCTTTGAGAGCTGCCCGAATACGTCAGGCTGCCGCTCTGGCTCGGCACGGTCACGTTCGTCTTGGTGACGGTGACGGCCTGCGTCGCGGTGCAGGAAACGCCGCCCTCGGTGTAGCGGATCGTGACGCTGGTGCGGCCTGCTTCCAGACCGCCGCTCGGCTCGACCGAAACGCCTGTTGCAATCAGCGTGGCGCCGTTGGAATACGTCGCCTTGACAACCATGCCAGCCGTCGAAAACTGCTCACCAGCCTTGTAGGCGGTCTTTGTGGGCGGCGTTGTGATCTCAATGGACGCGAGCTTGATACTGCCGCCGCTTCCGCCGAGCATCTGAAATACTTTGCTCATTGTGCGACCTCCGCTCTGTAAATATTTACTGTGATTGCGCTTGCCGGCGTATCTGTGCAGGTAAACGGCATTTTGCCGTTCTCCGTAACGTCACCGACGCGGATTCCTGCGTCGCCCCACGCCGTGAGGCTGTCGGCCGTCGGCGTCACGATATAGGCATACTCGGCGTCAAGGAAGCGCGCGTCTTCTAGCGTCTGTGCAAGGTTCGACCATCCTGCGACAGAAAGTGTGAGCGTGAACGCGATGCCCTTGCCGGCTTTTTTTGCAAACAGGTCAGCGTGGGCCTGCGCAGCGGTGTTGTGCGCGGTAACTGCGGACGAACCAGCGCCTTTCGATTCAAAGTTGTTGGAATCTTTGAACGCGGCTGTTCCGAGATCCGCAAGCCACTTCATAATGCGACCGAGAAGGACTTTCATTTCCAGACCGGATTCGAGCTGCGTTCGCGTCGCGGACTGCGTGAAGGTGGGTTTCAGAGTGCCGCCGTCGCCGTCCGTATTCAGTTTCTCGTCGAACAGGGCTTTGTGTGCGGCCTCGGACTCGTTGTGATTCTTGACGGCGTCTTTCTCTTCCGCTCCGACCATCTCTGCGGTATAGTCGCCGTTTTTCGGAACAACTGCACCGGAGCGGTTATTGAACGAAGTTACACCGCCCGCGGGTCCGAGCAGGCTCACGGGCTCCGGATTCGGAAGACCGCCGTCGTTCGTCCAGCTCAGAATACCGGCGTCGGTCACGTGTGGCGTAAAGATTACGCCAGGATTGCCCTGTGTGCCGCGCGATGGATAGCCTGAATCGACAAATGCGCCCTGTGCGCCATCCCACACGTACCAGTTTTCATTTTCGCCGATATAGCAGGCTCTGCCCGCAGCCGACACCAGCGCGGACGCAGCGGCGCTGATAAGCTCAACTTCGGCGTCGGTGAGCGTTTCAGCAAGGGTGCTGATCGGAACACGGCGTACCTTGCCGCCGATCGATGCGAGGATAAAGTCGGCAATCGCCGCAGAGGCGGCAATCGGCTTGGAATTTACGTTTTCTACTGCCATACGATCACCCCTTACAATTCTGTGACGAGCGCCTGCGGCATGATCGCGGCGTTCTTTCGGTCTTCCGTGATGGCGTTGATCTCACGCATGACAAGGTTCGTGAAAGAGAGATCCGCCGTGACGATGCCCATGTGAGACAGCAGCCGCAAGCAGTAGATGAACAGAGCGTCTTTGACGCGCTGACAGCCGCAGCGTTCGTTCTGCTCGAAGATTGTTTTCACCCACGCGAGCTTTTCATCGGTCGACAGCGCCATCAGGGTTTTGCGCGTGAAGAACGCGCCGACCGCCGCGGAGAAATAATCGTATGCGACCACGTTGGAAAGGCCGATGGCGGCGTATTCTGCCTTGACGCACTTTGCGGCTTTTTCGGGCGCGATCTCGCCAGCGTACATTCGCTTGTTGTAGCAGACGATAATCATGTTGAGCGCGTCGACGAGTTTGTCGATGCTGCTGCCGATTGCCGCTCGCAGCTCACTTCGCTGCTCGACGGAAACCGTGTCCGTCTGTAAAGCGATTGCAAGGTTCGCCGCAGCAATTTCGTATTTACTTGCAATTTCCAAAGGGCTACCTCCTTACTTCGATACGGCTGTGCAGTTTGTGCCGCAATAGCCGCAGGACGTCTGGCACGAAGTCGTGCAGCCGGCAGAGCAGAGGCCGAGGCACGAGCCGACGCAGCCAGTGTTGCCGCAGGTCACTGTGCAGGACGATTTGCAGCCACCGGAACAACTGCTGGAACAGCCGCCAGAGCAGGAACCGGAGCAGCCAGAGCAGCTACCGTCGCAGGAACCGGAACAGCCGCCTGTGCAGTTGCCGCCGCAGCCGTAACAGCCGCCAGAGCAGGAACCTTCGCAGGTGTTCGCACAGCCGCTCCCGCAGCCGGTACAAGATCCTTGACATTCGCCGGAACACGTCGTTTCGCAGCCGCCAGTGCAATCGCCAGAGCAGCCGGTGTAGCAAGCGCCCGTGCAGGACGTTTCGCAGTCGCCCCGCGTCTTGTCCGTCATGGGGCGTGTTTCAAAGAGCGTCAACGCCGCTTCAAACTCGGTGATGTCCTCGTCAAACACGATTCTGCGGCCGTCGAGGCTCGGCACTTTCTCGCTGTGGATCTTCGACAGCGGAAGCGCCAGCTTCTCATAATGCTCCACGTCGACGGTGTGATCTTCGGTGGGGCTGTTCGTGTATTCGTATTTTTCGCCGCCGTATTCCGCAACAGATCCGGTATGGCAGCGCCGCAGGCACTCGGCCTTGACACGCGCTTTCAATTCGGCGAAGCGTTCGGCCTCGATATATGCCATACTCAGCCCTCCTTGGAGATTGATTTGAGCATTGACAGCTCTGCATAGGGGATGATTTCAAGCGCCCATGCGTCAGGAATATCCAGTCGGTAACGTGCGGTGTCGCCGCGTTTTCGGTACAGATTGTTCCAGTAGTAGGCGTTCGCCAGGACGCGGGCCTTGTGCATCGGGCAGATGTACGTCACGCGCTTATCCGGAGTCCCTGTGCATTGGTAGTTGTATGCGCTGCACCAAGAGCAGCCGGACGCGATCTGGCACGCAAAGCATTCGTCGGTGGACTGGCTGCGCCGCGTGACTGCGGCCATTTCTGCCACCCGCGCCCGATGTTCCGGAAGAACGTTGATGCCGTGTTCCAGATCGCCGATGGTATAGGGCCGCTGCTCATGGCCGAGGGAGGTTCCCATGTAGCGCAGGCACGGGAAGAACAGGCCATCGCAGTCAACCGCCAGCATAAGCCCCGTACCGCCGCACCAGTTCTGATTATCGTCCTCCGGAAGCGGATGGCCGACGCTTTCGCTGAAGATCGACAGATACGGCTGCTCGTCCGAGAGCAGGACGAAATCGGCGAGCCGTTTGAGCTGTGTGTAGAGTGTAGCCGCATGGTCGAGCGTCCAGCCCTTTTCGTAAACGCAGTTCAGATTGATCGCCCGATACCCCGTGTCCAGCAGACCAATTACTGCGTGGTACAGATAATCGACGTTGCCGGGAGCAATCGTCATCTTCGAGCCAAGGGCGTTTCCCTTGGTCATGTAATCCTTCGCGGCCGCGATAGCAAGATCATAGCTGCCAGAGCCGTCCGGGAAGACGCGGCAGGAATCGTGGAGCTGCTTATCTCCGTCAATGCTGATGGAGAGCGACAGGTGCTTTGCCCACTTATCCAAAAACCGCTGTACCTCCGGGCGGAAGTACAGCGTTCCGTTTGTGGACATCGACGCTTTCCAGCGCGTCGCCCATGGATGATGCAGGCGGAAGGTCTGCGCCACGAAGTAGTCGAGAATCTGGTCGATCAGCTCGACTTCCAGCAGCGGCTCACCGCCGATAAAGTCAAGAACGACCCCGGCAACCTCCGTGGACGTGATGTACTGATTTGTCCGCTCGTCTGCGGCGAGCAGCATATCGACGGCGGCCTTGGCGGTTTCAAGCGACATCTTCCGGTGCGTCTTGCAGCCCTGATAGCAGTAGCTGCAGCGCAGGTTGCAGTCTTCCGTCACCTGAAATGTAATGCACTTGGAGTGCGGCGAGTTGATGCCAAGCTGGATACCCGGCATAGGGAAAAGCCGCGCCAGCATATCGGTGAAGGTTTCCTGCGGCCTAGTCATCGGTCTGCTCCCGCGGCGTCACCGTCACCGTGGCGGTCGAGAAATCAAGCACCCAGTCAACCGCTGCATTGCCGACGGCAGGAATGATAAACTCGCGTTCCAGCGTCGCTTTTGCGATCTCGTATTCCTTGCTCTTGCCGAGGTAGTCCTTCATCCATGCGTTGTATGCGTCGGTGTCCTTCAAGCCCTGCTTTGCCGCCATGAGCAGCAGCTCCTGAATGGAATTACGGTCATAATGCAGGGATTCGATGTAATTGGACAGTTCGGCTTCGATCTGAATTTTCATGCGCGTATCCTCCTAAAATCAAGAATAAGCAACCGGAACATGCGTCCACTCCGTACCGTTGTGGTATTTCAAGCCGCCAGTGACGGGCGTCGGGTCGATCCAGAAGAGATTCGTCTGTGTCGGCGGTGTGCTGCCCGTGACAAACATGGCCAAGCTGGACAACTTCATAAAGACAGGGCCGGAATCAGGCCCCTGCGCCAGAAGCGAAACCTCCGATGGTGCCGAGACCTGCCCAAGCGATTTCTCACCGTCCGCGAAAACGATGCAGTTCTTCGTCCACTCGTTGCGGCCAGTACCACCGCGCTGCACAATGACCGTGCCATCGTTGATGTCATTTGCGTTGTGCGAGTGCTTCGACGCAGCGGCGCCAATATCGGCGGCTTTTACCTTATGCGGATTGTTGAAGTCGGAAAGGTGCGATTTCAGCAGCGACAGCGCCTTTGCAATCTTTCCGAGGATAGAACCCATCTTCTCACCGGAGGCAATGTCGGACAGCTCGTTTGCCGCGACAAAGGTCGGCGTCTGATCAATCAGGGCTTTGTTCTCCACATTGCCGAGGCCGATCTGCTCCTTGGTGACCTTGTGCGGATTGTTATGGTCGTTCTTGTGATTGTTCAGCTCCGAAACGGTTGCGTAGACCAACGTTTCGCCGAGCGCCGCAGACACGTTTTCGGCCTCACTGACGAACACCACAAAGTCGTACTGCGATGCAAGCAGGCGCTCGACGTTGGGGTTGATATAGTCGGCTTTCTCGACCTCTGTTTCCTCCCAGATGCAATAGCAGAGTTCCTTCGTGGAATCGTCGGGGTCCTCGACGTAAATGCCAATTTCGGTTGCCCAGAAGCCGGTGATCTCCAGCTCGACATTCTTGAACGACACAGACAGTGTGACGTACTTCTCGCTGCGCGTCGCAGAAGCAATTTTCAGAGAGAGCAACGGGTTCTTCAGATCGTTCGCGCCGTCACCCGGCGTACCGTTGCCGTATTTGATGCGTGTGAATTTGATCGCGTCGCCCATGAGCCCGCGAAGCATGACGTTGTACCCATCCGGGGTCAACCAGTGTGTCATACCGTTGCCTCCTTATCCATCATAATCAGACCGCCGTCCCAGTCGCACAGGGCGTTCCCGGCTTCGTCGCCCATGATGTCAATGTCCGTATTGACCTCGCCCGTGGTGAGCTTGAATTTCTTCGTGACGCTCATAACCGCGCCGAAGTACAGAATCAGCTCACGGACGGAAATTGCACGAATACTGTCCAGCACCGCGCTCTTACGGCTGACAACTTCGAGGATCTGCAGGAACGTGCGGATATTGTCGTTGACCTGTCTGATGTCAACGTCAAAGATGCGATAGTGATTCGGCTCGCCGCCATATTCAAACCATTCCTGCACCTTACCGGAGCCGAACGAAGTGGACAACGCCAGCTCAACGGCGTACTTCGTGCCGAGGTGACGGCGAACGTGCCAGGACTCGCGGAACGTGGCGCGCTTCTGCTCAATATCCCAGTCGTTGTCCCACCAGCTTACGCCGAAGTCGTGCGCAAGCTGGTCGAGAAGATCTTCTGGCAGAGTGTCGATGTGCTGATAGAGCATATTCTGCTCAATCTCGGCCGGCCGCGCCGTCAGGATCTCCGCGACGCCGGTTGCGAGCGCGAGCATTTTTTCATCCTGCCGCAGCACATCGGGGAGGACGTTCAGCAGGTTCTCAACCGTGAGGCCGTACTGCTCATTCATCCTCGTAGCCTCCGTTCACGATTGTTTTCGTTCCCAGCTTTGCAATCTGCGGCGCGGCGTTGTTTTTGCCGCCCTCCAGCACCTTGTAGGCCGGGGAGCGCAGCACGATCCGCTTGACGCCCGTGTGGAACAGGAGGTCGCGCAGCTTATCCGGGTTAATATCGCGGCCGAGCTTGCCGGACTGCCAAGCGATGTATTCCTCGACGGCTGCGTCTACGGCTTCCTGAATCGCCGCACCGGAGAGCGTCGTGTCGGTGGGGACATAGTAGGTGAAGTCGATATTGTACGAAACGAGGCCGGGGTCTTTGACGCTGACATAATCGGCCAGCGGCCGCACCTTGCTTTCGTTACAGGCGGCAAGGACGGCGTTCTTGATCTCCGTCGTGGCAATCGTTCCGTCGTTCATCAGGACATAAATATCGACGTGCCCGGCACCGTCAAAGGTGAGCGACACGTCGATCTGGCTCGCGCTTGCCAGCGCGCCGTCTGCGGCGATTGCAACTTGCAGCAGACCGTTTTCGTAGGTGACGGTATAATCTGTGTCGGCGCTCGCAGCCGTGCTGCTGCCCTTGGCGTAGACCGCCAGAGAGGACAGGTCGATGGTGTCGCCGCCCCAAAAAGCGTACTTGACGCCGCCTTTCGTATAGAGATCAAGCGTCACTTTCTTTACGACAGCCGGGCGAACGGCCTGTACGTCAGCAATCTCCGTAGATACGGATTTCGCGTGGTAGATGTAGGAGCCAACCGCGCCGGCCGTCGAAAACGCGAACATGGATTCGCGCATCAGCTCGTAGAATTCTTCGTCGCTGGCGATCTCCGAGCCGTCGTCGGAAGTCGTGATATTGGTGCAGGAAGTGTAGTAGTCGAACACGTCAACGATCACGTTGAGCTGGCCGACGGCGTAGCCGTTGCCGACTGTGCCGTCCGTCTGGCACCGGATGGCGGTGTCGACGTAGGTATCGCCTGCGCTGATGTAGGCATCGGCGACGGTCTCCCAAATCAGGGTGTTGCTGGCGTCTGTGACGCGCGTCCCCTTGGGGACGAGGATGGCGAACGTCTGCGCCTCGGAGATCGTAAACCGTTCCGTGCAGTAAGCAGGTTTTGCCTGTGGGCGCTGCTGCAGATAGTACAGTTCTGCCAGCGCGTCAAGGTTCTTGCCTTCGGCGCGGCTCGGAATATTCTGATTTGCGGTGTAGTTGTTGTAGACCCGCTCCTGAATGATGACGCTGGCTACCCATTGCGCGAACAGCTTTTCCGGACTGGCGGGGCGGACGCTTACTCCGGTCAGGTTCTCATAAACGGTAATCAGAAAATTTGTGATTTCCGCAGCGTCGGTCGAAACAAACTGAAATTCGGTATTACGACTCATCGACGATTTCCACCTCCACGATAGGGCTTAGAACGCCCTGCATTTCTTCCTGCGTATCAAAATCGACGCTCTTGACACGGACGCGCGGCTCATATTCCTCAATGGCCTCGCGGATTTGAGAGAAAAGCAGCACCTTTGCCGCAGGAATCGGGCGGTCGATCAAGGTAGCGTCAATACCGAAGCCGCGATACATCGGGCAGGAGCCTTTGATCGTCCGCAGGATGATGGACACGTTCTGCAGAATTGATTTTACAGGGTCGGTTTCGTTCAGGCTGATCGGCCCGATCTCCGACATGGTGATTTTGTAGCCCATAGTGTGCGCCCCTCATCGTAGATATTCCTGCAAGGAAATGCTCAGCGTCGCACTGATGATGTTTCCATGCCCGTCATAATGCTCCGCCTTGGTCTTATGGCTCAGGATCGTCCAGCGATAGCGGCCGTATCCATGATTGCCAATCGTAAGCGGCAGCGTCACGCCCTGCCGTTCCAGATCGAACAGCCGCCAAATCTCGGACATTGGGTCAACGCCGAGGGAAGCAAGAAGCTGAATGTCAAAGGTGATCTTCGCAAGGTCTGTGCCGGTGTATTCCGAAATGCTGTTGCCGGCATGGAGATCATGCGTGGCGTACCGCGCAGAACCGGACCATACGAAATTGCTGATCGTTTTCAGCGTGCGCGACGAAACTGAAAAAACAACGTCTCCAAGTGCCCCTACAATCATCCGATACCTCCCAGCACGAAGCCATCCCCGTTGAACACAGGCAGATAGAGCGTGAGGACGGTGTCGTTGACAAGCGGCATCCACGGCTTGATCGTGAGGTCGTGCTGATGCCCATCCTGCAACTCTGTCTTCTGCTGCGCAGGGTCATAAGCTGGAATGTGCGGGTGCGTGTCCAGCACATAGAGCCATCCGGACGTCATATTGCAGTCCTGAAACTTCACTCGCGCTTTTCGCTTGGCATTGTCGATGTCCGTCACAGTTCCGACGCGAACGAGCCGCTTTAACACTTTTTCTGCGTCCATCAATATCCCTCCAATACCATGCGCAGCGAGATCTGCGTTGTATAGCCGCCGCTGTCCAGCTTGTGGACAGCCTGCTTGATGATGTATTTTCCGTCGTAGCCGCCCCAGCCTTTGAGCGCGACATTGACGCCCGCAACGAGGTCGGTATCTCCCGGCAGCAGGAATTGTGCCTGGCGGCAGAATTTGTTGCGAAGACGGAGATTCTTTTCTGCAAGCTCCTTCGCTTCGTCCACTGTTCCAACCTTGGCGGTGATTTCGAGCTGCTGATTGTTCGGGTCTTCGGTGTATCCCTCGACCTTGGCGATGCCCTCAATACACTGTCCGGTTTCGGGGTTGACGTAGGACACCCGGCACGACGCATACTGCGCATCGGCTGCGCTGGTGCTGAGCTGATACGTCTTATAGCTGTGGTCATAGCGCTTGATGGTGCGGACTTCCGGCTTCTGCTCATACTTTCGCTGATCGAACAGCACGAGGATTCGGTTTGTTGCCTTGAGGGAGATACCAGCATCATGGCAAAGCTGCGACAGAAACTCAATGTCGCTCATGTCGATCTGCTCGACGCGCTCATAATATGGGTCGCTGTCCGATTCATACATGCAGGTCATACCGCCGCTCCCGGCGATTTCATTCGCAATGCCGCTAAGCGTGTAGCTTTCCCATGCCTTGCTCTTGCAGGTCTGCCGGAGCTGCGAAGAAAACGGAATCGAAGATCCTTTGATGCAGACTGTGTTCGGTGGCCCGCTGCAGGAGATGTTGTCAAGCTCAAATTCTCCGCACGGCAGCACCGCATCGGAGCCGTCGCTGTTCCAGTTCTCACGGACAAACACAACGTCCATGGCGAGCCGTTCTTCTGCGCCGCCGCCATCGGAGGATGCACCCTGTTCACCAGAGGAAGTAGAAGATCCTGAGCCGCTGCTTTGCGTGCCTGCCTGTGCAGAGGCAGCAGAGCCGCTCTGCGTGGCGCCGCCAATTCTGCCCCAACTGATAATCCCGGCTCTGCGGGTGTTGATGTCTGTGATCTGGACGCACGAACCGGTCGCATTGACCATTTGCCCATTGCCCATGTAGATACCTACGTGGTCGACAACGCCCTGCGTGCCGAAGAAGATGAGGTCGCCGGGCTGCGCTGTGGCTTCATTGACCGGTGTAGCCATATCCTTGTAGCCCTGCGCGGTCGTTCTGGGAACGCTGATCCCGGCTTCGTTGAGCGCGTAGTAGACAAGACCGGAGCAGTCAAAGCCGCTCGGACTGCTGCCGCCCCAAACATACGGTGTACCGAGGTATTTGTTTGCTTCGCTGACAACAGCATCGCCAGACGCGCTGCCGCCAGAGGGTGATGCCCAGGACAGCTTTTCAGAGATTTCATCGAGCCACTGCGTGAGCCAGAGATCGTCGCGGTCTTGAATTTTGATTTGCAGATCGTCTGTTTCGTCTTCTTCGTTGTCCGTATAGGAGATCGACAAAAGATACGGCTGAATGGATTTTGTGATGTCGATGCCGCCGAAGGAAATCTCGGCTTTTGTGCGTCTCGCGAGATTTCGGCTGCTCATCGCTGCACCTGCTTCCACGGCGGCAGCGTAGATGCGCGGCGCTCCACCACATCAGGGATTGTCAGCATGACGCCTGCGGGAAAGGAGAAATAACTGAGCAGCGAACTATTGGCGTTCATCAGAGCGTCGGTATAGTCCACGCTGCCCATCTCTTTGTAGGCGATCATATCCCACATATCGCCCTGCACAGTCGTGTAGATTCTGCTCATCTGTACGCCCCCCGTTGCGCGTTGATATTGTCTTCACGGATCACCGCGCGTACCTGTGCGGCAAATTCCTCACCATACGTTTCAAGGCGCTCCATAACGCCGTCGTTGACATCGCCCTCGACGCTGATGTTGACCTGCACCGGAACGGAGCTGTCCGAAGTGGAAGTCATAGCTTCGATGGCACTGTGCGTGTCGGCCGCGTTCAAGACCGCTTCGCCACCGTGCATCATCACAAACTCCGGGCCTTCTTCGCCGACGAGGGCAAGACCGGCCTCGGCAGAGGTTGTGCCGCCGGCATATCGGGAGAACCCGCTCATACGGCGGCTCGAAGCAACAGAATTATTGTTCTGTACGTTTCGACTGAGAGCAGCGAGGGCGGCGTATCCGAGCTGGGAATACGCCGATTGCACGGTCGGCAGCATTCCGGTTGCACCATCAATGAAGCCCTGAATGGTCGCACGACCGGCTTCTGCAGCTTCCGTGCCAAGATCCATGTCGTCAATGGTGGCTTCGAGGTCTCCACTGATCGCGTCCATAGTTTCAGAGAAGCCGGTGCGGAAGTCTGCGATGTCCTCGGCGGCTTTATTCTGTTCCTCGCGCAGCTTATTCCAGCTTTCGACCATCGCGGCCAATTCTTCATCGCTGGCCGCAGCCATGCCGGCAATCGCATTCACGCTGTCGGAGCTGCCGTCTGCGAAAGAACCGATCATTTCGGTCAGACCCTCAATATCACCAGCCCTGTCGCGCAGGCTCGCCAGATTGTCGTTGTAGGTCTGCCAATGCGTGATCTGGCCTTGGAGATTGCTGTTGATGCTGGACGCAGAGGTCGCAACGATGCTGTCTGCCTGCTGCCAGAGCGCATATTGGCCCTGGACGCTTTCTGCAGCAGCTTCGTAGGCTTCCTGATACGCCTGCTGAAGGGCTTCAACACATTCCTTGACGTTGCTGATCTCGGTGTTCAGCTCCGTCTGTCCGCGTGAAGCATTTTCGGTCGCTTCGGTCGAATCATCCGTTGCTTCCGTGAGGCTTTCGTATGCGTCCGTTACGGCCTGAATTTCTTCATCCGCTGCACTGAGTACATTGTTGTCTTCCTCAATCGCTTCTTTCAGGTTTGTAACGTGCGTCGCGGCCTCAATCCATGCGATGTTGGCGTCTGTGACCTCATCGTTGACGGCGTTGATTTCGTCACCAAGGAAGTATTCAGCGTCACGGAGAATGCCGGTTTCTTCGTAATAGGCATCAGCCTTTTTCTGCGCCTCGGCGTAAAGCGTATTTTGCTTGGCAAGCGCTTCGTTATAGGCCTGAGTAGCTTCATGCGCGGCTTCTTCTGCATCCGTCAGCTCTGCCCGGCGCTTTGCCCGTTCGATTTCAACATCGGCATACTTCGCATAGATCTCGGAAAGCTCGTTTTGGTATGCCTGTGCGCGGGCATTTTCTACCCATGCGTCCGTATTTGCTTCGAGCGCAGCCGTGCCGCCGTCGATGGAGTCGTTTTCAAGGTCAATATAGCTGGATAGCTCCGGAATGGTCTCAACCAGCTTCATGAGGATTCCGTGATACTCCTGCTGCTGGGCAGTCGTTTTTTCACCGACAGAATCCAACTCTTTCAGGCGGTCAATGTACTGCTCCGCAACTGTGGCCGTTGCCATTGTGCTGCCGACGGAATCATCGAAGCCAGACTTTGCGTCGGCAAGCGCTTCGTTCATGTCACGCGCTGCTTCCGTCAATTCCTTTACGGACGGAGCCGCACGCTCTTTGGCGGCATCAGCCATCGCCACGATTCCACCGGCCAGCGCAGCCACGGCGGTCACGCCCAGCATAATCGGCCCGGCCATTCCACCGAATGTTGTGGCAATGTCCAGCGCTTTAATGACTTTGGAGATTGCGGCGTATGCCGTCAATGCGACCGTTGCCCCGCCGACTACGCCCGTGAATGTTGCAACACCCTTGACGAGCGCAGGATTCTCCTGCACAAACTCGCCGAGGACGTTCAGCACGTCCGTACCGGCGTCGTAGGCATCGCGCAGCGCCGGGGTAAAAGCATCGCCTACGGCAACCTTGAGGTTGTTGTAGGCGTTCTGCATCATATCCAGCTTGGATTGCGTGGTGGCGTATCGCTTGTTGGCTTCGTTCGTCAGAGCGATATTCTCATCCCACGCGGTATTTGCCGTCTGTACGGCGCTGTCCATCTGGTCTGCTGCCAGAGCGAGGGATTTGAGCATATTGCTCTGGCGAATGCCGGTAAGACCGAGGTCTTCCAGCACCAGAACAGCGCTTTCGCCCTGTTCGTCCAGATTGCCAAGCCCGCGGATAAAAGCTGTCAGAGCGCCCAGCGCGTCCGTATTCCACATTTCAGCGAACGAATCCGCAGACATTCCCGCAACATCTGCGAAGCTCTGTAAGGAATCCTCACCGGTTGCAACAGCCTTTTCGATGGCGTTGAGCGTCTGCGTCATGGCCGTGCCGCCAGCTTCGGCCTCGATGCCGACGGAGGACATCGCTGCGGCAAGCGCCATGATCTGAGGTTCCGTCAGACCGGCCAGCTTGCCGCCAGAGGCAAGGCGCGTACCCATCTGCGTAATCTCAGATTCGGTCGTTGCAAAGTTATTGCCAAGATCAACGATCACGGCGCCGAGACGATCATAATTGTCTGCGGACATGCCTGTAATGTTCGCGAACCGCGCGAGGGCGGTTGCGGCATCTTCGGCTGTCATGTTCGTCGCTGTGCCGAGCATTGTCATAACGCGCGTAAAATCGAGCAGCGCGTCTTTCTGAATGCCAAGCTGGCCAGCAGCTTCAGCGACGGCGGCAATCTCGGTCGTAGACGCCGGGATCTCCGTGGACATGGCTTTAATTGCGTCCGACATATCTGCCAGTTCTCCGTCTGTCAGGTCTGTCGTTTTGGCGACACCGGTGATGGCAGACTCGAAATCCATCGACGCCTGCACACACTCGTCAAAGCCTTCCTTTATTTCTTTAAGCGCAGCGGAGATACCAGCCGCAGCAAGAACGCTCGACACCGCGTCCACGGCCTGTGTCGCGCGGCTGCCGAAAGATTCTGCACTATCGGCCGTGTCGCCGAGCTCGCCGCGGGCCTTTGCAAAGGTCGTGCGAAACTCGCGGCCAAGCTGCGCTTCAAGCGCAAATAGCATCTCATATTCTTTCCGCGATGCCAATATCTCCGCCTCACTTTCACTTGCGTTTTTGTTTTCGCTTCTCCATTTCCTCGGCAATCAGCGCATTAGAGGCTTTCACCCATTGCGATAATTCACCGAGCCGAAGAGATAACCAGAAATCTACCGGAGTATTGTTCGTCCGGGCCATGGCGAGGCATTGCCTGCGAAGCCATACGCCGCCATCTCCGACGATCACTCCTTGCGCGATAAAAAACCTCTTACGGTGTTCCGCAGACGGTTGAAATCGCGGATACTGAGCTTGCCCAACGCATCAATACCAAGGGGGTCTGTACACGCCTTGACACATACGCGGATGAGGTATTCGCTGTCGAAATTCGCAACGATCACCGTATGGCCGAGCATCTGCAGCTCCCGTTCAATCGCCAGAGAGTCGCTGCCGCTCAGGCTGTCGAAATCGAACGTGAGGTCGGAATAGCTCTTGCCCTCATGCTCCAGAGAGCGCGTAAGATGCAGCGTGAAGACGCCATTGTTGGCGGTTGCTTCGTCCTGCTTCTCCGCGACTGCGAAGATGTTGCCGCTTTCTTCTGCGGCGGTGTTCTGCTTCTTGTTTTCCATGATTCGAGGCTCCTTTCAAAAATGACGGGGCGACGCATCACGCGCCGCCCCAAAGATTTACGATTTACCGAGTGCCTTGCGAGTGTCGGAAAGATAATCGACGCCGTTCACCTCGCAGATGTAGTTGTACGGGTCAAGCTCCATGACCTTTGCGTCATCGATGTACGTCACCCAGCGGCGCACGGCGTAGCTGCCAGAGCCGTCCGTGGGAGAAGCCGGGGCGATATTGCCGTTCGACAGCGTCTTCGGAACAAGCACAAGGACGTGCTTGACGGGCTGCGTCTTGTAAACACCTGCAATCGGATCGTACACCTGCTGCGGCGCGCGCAGGTCAATGTTGTGTTCGCGCGGCTCCTGCAGCTTCAGGCTTTCGGCGCTGAAGGTGCGGAATTTGAGCTGCGCGGTCATGGCGTTCATATGGCCGATGATCGGCGCCTCCACGTTGCCGGCAATGCCAGCACCGGAGACGGTCGCAACAATGAAATCAACATCGGGCAGCGTCACGGAAGCCAGACCGAGGAAGTCTTTGGCATCTTCGTAGCAGGCAAAGTTGATTACAGCCTGATCTACCATTCCCATTGTTCAGTCCTCCTTCGTCACGCCAACGCGCTCTGCACGTAATCGGTGTCGTATTCGAGTACGAAGTCGATCTCCTGTGCAGGGCTGGGCGGCGTCATGTAGATGTGGATTCTCACGATACCGGCCATGAGGTCCGTCATGGGATTCTCGGAGTCGAGGATCTCAACGCGGGCGCCGAGCAGATACTCGCTGCCCACAAGCCCTGCGAGCCAGTTGTTCGCGGAATCCTTGATGTTGTCCAGCAGGCGCCGGTTCATGGGGCTGTCCGTCTTCGACCAGAACGTCTTGATGAGGGAGTTGCCGACCCACTTGAACATTCTGCTGATCGGGATGAAATAGTCCTTGATGTCGGTGTTGCTGGGGTAGCAGGCGGTGTAGTTGCCCCACGCCACGAAGCCATTCATAAACTTGAGCGCCGTGCAAATGCCGTTGGCGTTCAGAATGTTCGCCTGCTCCAGCGTGAGGGTGACGTCTGTGCCGTCTTCCAGGCAAGCGCCGTCGCACTGGAGGGCCTTATTAGAGGGCGATTCATACGGCACACCGTCGTTGCCGCTGTCCACCTTCGCCATCAGGCCCGCGAGCTGGGTGGAGAGATGGAACTGCTTGCTGCCGAGCTTCACCTGCGGCCAGACTGCAATCTGAGCCGGGTCGATCAGGTTCGTCGCGGACTTCTTCGCGGCGACGGCATCATAGCTGCGCGCGCCGCTGGCGGAGCAGTCAATATCGCAGATGGACTTTGCGCCGAGAATGCCGTTGATGACTTCGGCCTTCGCCGCCATGACGGCCTGCACCGTGCTGGTATGCGACCATCCGGGCGCGATAATGAGGTCGGGCGTGGTGCTGACGGTTGCCATGCAAAGGTCGATGGCTTCGATGCCCTTGACAATGTCATCATCGTCGATGTCGGCGGTCTTGATCTTGTCGTAGCTGATATACAGCTTGGTCGCGGCCTTGGCTGCGCCGTCCTCGATCGTCTCGACGATAAGGTTGCCGTCCGAGTAGTACGCGGCATAGTCCGTGTCTTTGACAAGCGGCGATTCGGACGAAGATGCCGTCTTGACAACGAGACTGGGCAGGATCGCGTCGAACGGCAGCTTTGCCTGCTTGCCGGAAAGGGTGACTTCCGCGCCCGCGACGGCCTCCTTGTTGGTGCTCGGATCAAGCACGTTGCAGAAGATGATTGGCTGACGCTGGAACAGCTTGAAATGCGAGTACATGACTTCGCAGATCGTGTAGGTCTTCCAGTCGTCGGAATAGCCCAGCTTCTTTACCGCGTCTTCCCAGTCGGTGCAAAGCACCGGGGTAAAGAGCGCGACCGGGGATTCTGCGGAGTGAACCGGTGCTGTGCCGACAACGAACGGCACACCGGATTCAGCGACAACGGGCGTCGAAACGCTCGTTTTCTGCTCCCGCACATATACGCCATGCTTCAATGGTTACTCCTCCTTCTTTCTCCGGTCTGCCAGCTTGTGATAATTCACATAGAGCAGATTACCGGGTGTTTTGACTTTGATTCTTGCCTCGGACACCTGATCGCCGGGAATAACCAGCGTGGCAATCAGCGGATATTTCTCAACCGCTGCCGAGATCTGCGCGAGCGCGTCCTGCTTGTCACCGTACAGAATACGCGCCTGCTGGATCGTGCCGACGATGCTCGGCCCGATGTACATACAAAAGCCGGCGCTTTTCGCACCGGCCTTGCCTTTGGCTTTTACCATGCAAATGCCTCCCTGTTGACACTGGGGATTTTCCATACCGACACCAGCTCCGCGCAGAAGTACGGTGCGGTGTTGTCGGTGTAGTAGAGTGTGGACAGCTTCTGTGAAAGATCCAGCGCAAACTGCTTGGCGATTACGCCGTGCATCAGAAGCTCTTGACGGAAATGCTCGACCGTCGTAAGCAGCCGCAGCGCACCTTCCTGATCGTCTTCGCCGTACACGCAGAAAAGGGAGCGGACCTCAACGCTGCTGTCCGTCGGCTCGCCGGGCTTCTGCTCATCTTCACCAGTGACGATCTGATGCAGAATGTACGGCGCTTTCGAGGTCGCGGATTTGACATCGGGCAGACGCTGGCGGTAGACCAGCGGTGGGCGCTCGGCAGGTTCTTCCTCGTCGCCCTTCTGCCGCCGCACAGGAAGGAGCGTTTCGCGCATGACCTCATTCGTGAAGCTCGTGAGCGCGTCCAGTAAATTCAGTCGTGTCATACCGGCACCCATCCTTTCACAATCGCATCAACCTCATGTATCAGTCTTTCCTCAAACTTGTCCATTGCCTGATCCGTAAGACTTTCAGCCACGTCCTCACCGCCTACCATTTGGGGAACAGACGAACCCATGATTTCCTTGATCGCTGCGCCACCGTTGGCCATCCTCCCGCCGGTCCGCTCAAAAATACCCGTATGAGTCTTGCCGCCGGTTCCTGCTTTGACTGTGGCAACAAAGGCGTTATCAAACTTAAACGGAGCTGTTGAAAGAAGCTGATGACCAGCCGCGGCAATGCCCGGATGAACCGGGCGAAGATTGCCGTTGACAATGGCCATGACGGTCTTATCAGGATTGACGGTTGGTTGGCTCGGAGATGCGCCGCCATAGCGGAATAGGGGGATTTTGTTGCCACGAAATGAGATTTTTGCTTCTACGCCGTTGAAATAGCGATAGCTAACCTTGATGTTCTGCTCCGCGCGAATAGCTTTTCGGGAAATGTCGTATTTTTTTCGAATCTCTCTCGTGCTTTGCGTCCGAAGATACGCGGTTGCGCGAGCCATCGCTCGCTTCATTGCTGATTCCATGCCACCCGGAAACTCTGCAAGCCTTTGCTCAGCCTCCTGCAACACCTCTGGTGATACAATGGCTACACGACAGGAAAAGCTATCCGAGTACGGGTTGAAGTACGCTTTGGAATACTTGCTCATTCGTTGAACGCCTCCAGTTCTACGCGAAGCAGGCCCAGCTCGCAGACCGACGAGGCGACGTAGAAGCGTCGGAAGAAGGTAGCGTCATCGGGATCGCTGATCTCCATGCGCGTCCCTTTTTCCGGTTGGTTGCCGCCGAGATCCTGAATCCTGCAATGCAGCACGGACGAAACGAGGAACAGCCCCTGAATATGATCGCTCATAAGCTGGCGGCGGTCTTTTTCTTTCAGCCCGGACAACACAACAGGAATACCGGCGTGATCTTCGCCGCTGTATTCAACGCCGTCATAGACCACGATCCGCTTCTCTGCAAACTCGTCGATGTTCATAAAGGTGCGCGCGTTGTCGCGCTCCACCATATCCTTGAACCTGCTCATACCACCGGTGCAGCGGCGCTCAGATCAGGAAGATCGCCCTCGCCGATTTCTTCACCCGGCTCAACGGGAACGGCGACGATTGCCGCAATCAGATCATCTTTCTTGCGGAGCTTCGCCGTTTCGATGCCAAGCTCGGCAGCAAGTTCCTTGAGCTGCGCCACCGTCATTTCCTGCAACTGCTCCGTGTCGAGATGGGCTTCTGCGTCGCTCTCTGCGCCGTTTTCTTTGTTGGGCATATCGGCGCAGGGGGCGGCATCGTTCCTGCCCGTGCTGGCGCTTGCAACAGGCGCTTCGTCCGATTCGCGGACGATCGCTGCGACGCCGAGCGCAACAAGCCGCTTTGCTTCGGCTTCATCCACCTCGCAGGTGCCGCCGCGCTCGATGAGCTTCGGCATGGCGTCCTTGGTCTTACGCCAGCCGTAGGAACCGCTGATGATTAAAACTTTCATGTGTTGCTCCTTTCACGCAGCGGTCAGGACACGACGTCCGCCGCGTAGATATACGGGCAATCATCTTTCGGTGCAGCCAGCGGACGGGCAGCAAGGCGCAGCTTGCGCTTATCGCCGGGCTGATCGAGAACAAACTTCGGCACACGCTTTGCCGCGTAGGTGGCAAAGTCAGTCGAGCCGTAGTCGATCTGGGTGATCTGACCGTACATCATGTGACCGCAGCCGGGAGCTGTGACCATCGCGGAGGTCGCGGGGAAATACCGCTGCTCCGCACCGCTGTCATCAACGTAGGTTTCATCGACGCAGATCACATTAAGCCGGAAACCGCCGAAGTTCAGCGTACCCATGTAGACAACGCCGTCATAAGCACTGAGCTGCTGGTCGATCGTGCCGATGATGATGCCGCTGTTGCGGTCGAGCAGGGTCTTGACGTCCTCTAGGCCGAGAATCGCGTCGGCAACATCGGAGCCGATTACGAGATCGGCTGCGTGAAGACCACGTTTGGAGAGCTTGCGGCACATATTTTTCACGTCGCCGAAGAAGGCTTTGCCCTTCTCATTCGTTGCGTTCCACTTGGTGCTGACAGTGTAGGTGTGATCGCTCACCGTGTCGTAGAACTGCACGTACAGCTTCTCACCCTCAGTCTTGTCATCGATGTAAGACTGCATCGTGCAGGCGTTGTTGATCATGGTCTGAACAGCCATCCATTCCTCGCGGCGGGTGATGCGGATGTCCATGTCAGCCAGATCGTCACGCTGCAGACGGGCGGCACGCTGTGCCGGGGTGCTGTTGGCGTAGATTGCTTCGCCGAAGCCGCGCTTGCGCAGATCGTCCAGCGTCAGCAGACGGGAGGGTGCGATGAACGCAGGCTGGTATTCGTGGATCGCGTAGCCCCGGCGTTCCATCGGAATGTCACCGGCGCGGGCGGACACGAACGCCGCCATCTTGCGGTCACCCTTGCGGTACTCGGTCAGCACCTTATCCGACGCAAAGATGTCACCGTCGCCGGTCGGGAAGTAACGATCTTTGAAGAACGTCTGCCGAGGCACGATTTCTTCAGTAATCGCCATCAGGATATAGGTATCAAAGAAGTTCAGTTCTGCACTCATAGTTGACTCCCTCCTTAGTTGGCAGCAGCAGCGTCCTTGAAGACGATGCCGCGCATACGCAGATTGTCCTTGTCGGTCTGAGAAATGGTATAGCTTTCGGCTACAGTCACCTTGTCGGGGTCGAAGCAGCCGGCGGTGTAGACCGCAACATTTTCGTCGGCAGCAGTGCCAACCTCAACGTCATCGCAGAGGACGCAGTCCGGCGTCAGCGTTTCGTTGTTTGCAGCAGTGGAGCCGAGGATCACCAGCTTGCCATCACCGGCTGTGCCATAGGATTTGGCAAGGATCGTGCCGCGCTTGAGCGTGACCGCAGAAGTGGTCTGCTTGCGGATGATGCCGCCGCGTACCTGCACGGCAGGCACAACGTCTGTGAACAGACCGTCAAATTCCATCTCGCCGAGCTTCTTACTCAGATTGGTCATAGCTTAGTCCTCCTTCTTCTTGCCGAACAGAGCGGCGACGTTGGCTCTTGCCGCAGCCATCCGAGCTTCCGGCGTCTGGTCTTTCTCATCGGTTTCTTCTTCCTCTTCGGGCGGCGGGGTTGCGCCGACATCCTCTGTGCCGGATTCTCCGGCGTCATCCTTGAGGTCGGACAGGAATTTCTTGCCCTGCTTGGCAGCAGCTTTCGCCGCATCCATCAGCAGCTCGGCGGCGGTACGGGGCTTGTCGCCGTACTTCGCTTCCTGTACAGCTGCATCGTCGAGCAGCCCTGCAATCTCGTCGATGCTCTGCATGCGTTCCCGCTCTGCCTGCACCGCCGCATTCACCGCTTCGGTATGATCGACAGCGGCCCGAGCAGCAGCCTCCGCCTGAGCGATTTCGTCCGGGTATTTTGCCCGAAGCTCTTCCAGTGTCATAGAGTTTCCTCCTTCTGCGCCGGGATCTTCCGGCTTGTTTTTATTCGTCTTAACCGGGGCCGCTGCCTCGGGATCGACCGTGGGAATGCTGTCCGGGGCAAACATGCCCGGAGCAAGATGGAACTGCTTGCCGCGCACGAACAGGCTGCGCCCGTCTGCACTGGCAGCAATATTTGTAGGCTCTGCGTCCTCAATCAGTTCGTCAGCAAAGCCCTTTTCGATGGCTTCCCGACCGGTCATGTAGGTCGTGTTTGCCATCATGTGCATAATCTCTGTGTTGGAAAGACTGGTCTTGCGCTTGTAGACTTCTGCCTGCATCTTGTCCCATGCGTCCTGCTGCGTCGCCTGCTCCCGCAGCTCATCGGCGTTGTACCCGCCCCAAAGGAACTGCCAGCATTTGTGAATCATAATAATGCTGGATGGATTGACCTTGACCGTATCGCAGGCACACATGATGATGCTGCCACCGCTCATAGCCACGCCGTCAACGATGCAGGTGAGCTTTGCACCGCTTCGGGAGAGCTCCCGCAGGCGGTTATGAATCATGTTCGACGCTCCAGCGTCGCCGCCGTAGCTGTTCATGCGGATTGTGATGTTCTTGCAGGAAGAAATCTGCTTGAGATCGTCCAGGAACTCGCTGAGCAGGATATATTGTCCTTCAATAGGCTCGCCCCACCAGTTCGTCGGCTGCTGCTCGTAAATGTCGCCATACATGGTGATCTCGGCAGAGCTTCCGGTTTCATCCGTAGTTGCCATGGCGTAGACCTTTTTTCTGATCGAAACGACCGGGGCATTTTTCGTTTTCATACCCGCTTCCTCCTTCATTCTTCGCCGCCTGCTGGCGGCGTGTTTTCTGCTGCAGTCTGCGCAGCTCCGCTTGCTGTGAGCAGCTCGTTTTCGCGCGCAAGCTGATCGACGTTTTCCTCCCAGTCTCCGCCAGACATTTCGCGCGTGACCTGATCGTGCGTCTTGATGGCGTGATTTGTCAGCATCAGGGCTGCTTCTGCCTCCTTCTTTGGGTCGAGAGAGCCCTGAACAGGTCCAATCCAGCGAGCGCCGCACCACGCCTCACGAAGAAGCGGATCTGTGTAGAAGCCGGGCGCTTTGACGCGTCCGAGCGCGACAGCTTCTGCGAGGAACAGCTCATAAATCGGCTGGCAGAAATCAGTCACGAACCAAGACCGGCGCATTTTGAACGCTTCCCATGCTTCCAGCAGCGCACCGCGGCTTGCAGAGTAGGAGCTGTTGAACTCCTTGATAAGCACGTCATATGGCAGCTCCAGAGCGGAGCCGACCAACCTGCAGACCGTCTTTACGAACGTTTCAAAGCCAGCCGTTGGAATGTTCGGGCTTCCAAAGCTGACCTTTTCACCGGGCGCAAGGTGCGTCACCGTGCCCGGCCCCATTTCATACTCGTTGGGGTTCTCGGAAATGTTGTTCGCACCGGAGCCGTCGGGATTGCCGGTCGGAACGCCGGCAATGTCGCCCGCGCCGACCTCGTTGAACGGCGTGCCGGACTGGTCTGTTTCCGTTTCAACCCACGCCGTGAAAAAGCTCTGCACCAGCGCCGCCATCAGCTCCGATTCCGTGTAGCGGCGAAGCTGCAGCAGTGGCTCAATGACCTGCGCCAGATAGGGAACGCCTCGGTACTGATCGGGTCGCTCGGAATCCATAATGTGCAGGATGTTCGGCAGATCTGTACGCGCACCGTAGGCTGTGACGCGCGTCCATTTCTGCTTTTCCGTCGTGATCTGGTGCGGGTAGGTGTTGCTGACGTAGTATGCAACGACGCGGCCGCTGCTGTCCACCTCTACGCCGTCGAAAACACGGTTTCCAGCGCCGGGCTTGCCATCCGGCACAACCGCGTCGATGAAGCTGCCGGAAGCGTAGCCGCCGCTGAAATCAGACGGCGTAGAGATCCTGTCCGCCTCAATGATGTGCAGCCGCATCGTGTAAGGATTCAGCGTTGTAGCTGGATACCGCTTGATGAGCACAAAGACATCGCCGGACATGAGCCACGATTTCAGGGCGAGCTGCTGCAGGGCTTCAAAATTATTCAGCCCAAGTGCGTCGCAGTTCTGCTTTTTGCCGCCCCATAGCCGGAACTCCATTTCCGTTTTGTGCTGCCACTGCTTTGCCGCTTCCGGCGTCAGACTGAGCAAATCGCGGTCGATGGTTGATTTCAGGCTCAAGCCCGTACCGACAACCTTTGTTCGATTGGTGTTGATTGCACTCGTTGCCACGGGCGACGCCATATAAAGCATTCTCGACCGCTGGCGCAGCGTGGCATTGTTGCGGTTAATATCCTCGTTGGGCGAACCGCTGTCCGGGGTAAATCCCTTGAGCGCGCGCCGGGTGACGCTCGCGCCGGCTTCGCTATAGCCCTTGGCATACGGAGCAGCGCTCCGGCTGTGATTTCTTTTGCTCAATGCTTTCGCCTCCTGTGAAATAGAAAACGGACACTCTGGCGGCGAAAGGAGAAAACTCCGCCAGAGCGCCCGTGCAAAAGCCCTTTCGGGCGAATTGCTGTTATCATTTTCGTGACCTCACGAAAAAGGTCACCAATCGCGGGGAATCACGCCAAATGCCTTGCGGCGTTTGCCGCCATTCAGCTCCGAGGTCAGTTGATCGATCTCGTTCTCCATCTGCGTGATTTCCTCGGACAGCGCCGGAAGATCAAATCGAGTGAGCTGCCGGTCGTCGATCATATAGGACTTCACGCCGCCCTCAACCAGCGCCGTGTAGGCGTCGTAGAGCCTTTCCAGCGACTTTTCGCGGAACGCCAGCCGCTTTTCAATGATAGTTCTGCTTGCCATAGAACACGCTCCTTACCAATCGTCGTAGTATTTTTGCCTGCTGCGCTGTGCTGTCCGGCGTGTCGGCGGCGTGATGCTTGCCGATGGCGGGGCAGGAATACGAGCGCCGGAAGCTGCTTTCAGTTGGCGGTCAATTTCGTCAAGATTCTTTGGCAGAGCCTTGAACGCAGCCAGCGCGTAGTTCCGGCAGTCCAGCGCCTCGTTTCGCTCGTGACCGGGGATCTTCTTCCACTGCCACGGCTGCTTCTTGTTCGGGTCATAGACCTTTGTTTCAGACAGCAGCCCTGTAAAATAGGCGCTGCCATAATCGTCGCGTTTCGGGAAATGGCAATATTTCTGTCCGGGCGTCTGTACGCGCAGATTGTCCATGATGATTTCCTTTCCGGAATCGACGCCGAGCTGATATTGCCAGCAGGTGCCGACCGCGATCTGATTGACGATGATCTTCTGCTTTTTTGGAGGTGAAATATACGGCTTATCCTGTCCGGGCATGCCCTTGATACAGAATACCTTCTTACTGACTCTGGCGCGGCAATTCAGGCGGACGCTCTGCGTGAAGTGACCGCCCTCATCGACAAAGGACATGGACACGCGCAAGCCGACGCCGTTTTCAAAGCGTAAAACACGGTCAAACACCACCTCGTCGAGCTTATCCCATGTTGTATCATCGTCCGGGCGTCCCATGACAATGCCTTTTTCAATGCCCCATGTTTCGCCGAAGTGACCGTGTCCGACGATCTCATATTCCATGCGGTCATCCTGCGTATCGACGCCAGCCGTCAAAACGAGGACACCAGGCGGCAGCTCGACCGGCTCACCGTTTTCATCCTTGCCGTAGTCCTCGCGGCGTGCAAGCAGGGAATCTTCGTCTTCAATATCACCGCGATCCTCCCACGTCTCACCGAAGCAGGTGTTGTAAACGACCTGCATCTTCTTTGTGCTTCCAAGCGCGTTGAGGTATTTCAGGACAATGGATTCCCACGATGCCCACTGGCTGACAAAGGCGTTCAGCCAGAAAGACCGCGTTCCCTGTCCGTAGGCTTCCGGGTTCTCGGCAATCCATTTTGCCGGAGCACGCTTCATTTCCGCTTCCGTGGAAACACAGCCGCAGCCGGGGCAGGTGTAGTACACCTTTTTTACCTTAAAGGTCTTTTTGTGAGAAACGATGATCTCATCATGCTCAAAACGAATGTCCGACCAGCGGATTTCGTGATACTCTCCGCAGTGCGGACAGCGGGAGTTCCAGCGTTCCATCGTGCCAGTGTAGTAGGCGGCTTCGATGGCGCTGGCGTTCTTGATTGTCGGAGTCGATACCTCGACAGCTTTTGCATTATAGAACGTGGTCTGACGTGCCATCGCCAGATCCCACGGATCGCCCTCATTACCGGCGCTTGTCGCCCATCGGTCGCGCTCGTCGCCGAATACATAGCGAATAGGCTTTGATGCCAGCGCGTGCGCCTCGGTCGAGCCGCACATTGTGAGGATGCCGCCTGGATAGGCTTTTTGGAGGATCGTGTTATGCGAATCACGGCTTTTCGGTGCGGCAATCTTTTGCCGCAGCGCCGGGCTGTCGCGCAGCATTGGCGCAATACGGAGCTTGGAATACTCCTGCGCGTCAATGGTCGTGGGATGCACGAACAGAATAGAGCCGGGGTCTTCGTCGATGATGTAGCCGATACAGTTGTTCAGAAACTCGGACTTGCCGACCTGCGACGCAGCTACCATGATAATGTGCCGCACCTTTGGGTCTGTAAAAGAGTCCATCGGCTCGCGCAGATAAGGCGTGCGCTCTGTGCGCCAAGGTCCGGGCTCGGCTGCGCTTTCAGCTGAAAGGCGGCGCTTGGCTTCTGCCCACTGGGATACCGTGAGATCGTCTGGCGGCGTCATGCCGGACAGAGCCTTTCGCATGGCTCTATTCAGACGCGCCGCTCCGCGCCGGCTGGCTTGGCGTTCCGCTTCGGCTTTTTTCAGCGCATCAGTCGATGCCTCATTCTTCGTCATAGCTGCGCCCCGCATTACTCCAGTCGCGCCGCTCGTTCACCTTTTTCGCATATTTTTCAGGGTCGTAGTGATACGCTGCCAGCTCCCGCATGACCTTATGGACTTCCTTGCGGATGATCTCAGCAGCTTCGGCGGGGCTTTGCGCGGCGGTGACGTCAACGGACAGCCGTCCCGGAAGCGACAGCAGCGCGCCGCGGATGGTGTAGATCAGGTCTTCCGTGAAGCCCTCCACATCTTCCGAGCGGTGCAGCTTTCCTTTCAGCTCCTCGACCTCCATTTTTGCAAGCTGGGCTTTGGATAACTTGAGCTGTGCTTCAGACTGCCGTTTTGCTGTTTCCAGCTTCTGCTCGGCTTCGCTGATCTGCGGCTTGGAAAGGAAATTGATATATCGCTGAACAGCGTCGCCGAGCTGGAAGTAGCCGCGCCTGACGGGAATAATCGTGCCGTCCTGCGCCATCTGCTGCACCCGGCGTGCTGTCACGCCGAGGATCGCGGCAAGCTCTGTCGTGCTGACTTCCGCCTTAGCATCAATCTTGAGTCTCGTTTCAGCCATATAGCAAGCTCCTTTCGCTTTTTTTCGAGGGGGCTCAGCGGAATTGCACCGCAGCACCCGTGCTGCACGGGCGTGACCCTTACCCCGATGTGGTCATATGAACTTAGGAGGTCAGCGCGGTATGCCTCACCCGCGCTGTGGTATGAAAAATGCGCGGTATCTGCGTCGATACCTGCGCACATTCCAGCGGTAATCGTAACGAAATTACCAAAAAAACGTAGAACTAACTAGGCGAAATTTGGGGTCGTCGACCCCGCAACAGATAGGGGGCGGGCGTCACAGTACCTTTTCAGCGGCCGAATCGATCACGACGCATGATACCCTGCCACCCAGCAAACTTATCGCGTGTGACAACGTCCTTCTCGCAGGGCTTCTTGCAGCCTTTGCGCCCTCGATGGCAGATGCACACCGTCTTTCCATTGACGATCTGCACCCAGACAGGAATCTTCTCTTGTTCTTGCATCGTTTATCGCCTCACATCTGTACGGATTTGACAGGGGATTGGCTGCATACCCACCCAGCCCTTACGAATAATTACCGGGGGCTACGATTGTTCGGTGGAGAAAACTGCATCGCCCTCCTTGACGAACATGACGTGGCCGCAATGCTCACAAACAACCTTGGCATACTTGGGCGGCTTCTCGGCCACGCTCAGAGCAGATGCTTTGGCGCGGTCTACCTGCTCCTGCGTGGTGATTGCAACATTCTGCGCTTCTTCCTTTGCGGCGTTATCCAGATAGGCTTGGTATCTGGCGCGGCGTTCTTCTTCAGATTCACCGGCCACCCCATCATCAAAAAGAGCGTCGGCGTCAAAATCGTCGCTGGGAGCTGGGAAGCCGAGGGATTCGAGGTCGAAGTCGAAGTCAAGGTTGAGCATATCAATCTCGTGGAGCAGCTCATCGTTGATCCACTCGGAGAATTCAGAAATACGGTTGTCTGCCAGGCGGTCGAGCTTGATCGTTTCTTCGTCTGCGTCTGTCACGACACATGGCACTTCCTCCATGCCGAGCCGAATGGCAGCAGCATATCGGGCGTGGCCTTTGACAATAACGCCGTTGCGGTCGATGACAAGCGGCACATTGAAGCCGACCTTTGGGATGATCTCAACAAGCAGGTTGACGGTCTTATCGTTCTTCCGAGGATTGCGGACATAGGGCTTGACCTCGGAGATCTTCTTCATCACGATCTGATTAACAATCTCCATCAGTGCCAGCCTCCTTTCGATACTTCTGAAGCTGACGCGCCTGATTCTCGGAGATCGCAGCGCGTGTGAATGAATTGTTTTCGTAGAGCTTCGCATATCCGGTGATGTGCTTGAGGCGCACCAGCTCTTCCGGTTCTAGGCCAAGCTCATTGCAGACCTGCAGGTCGGTCGCGCCGTTCATCAGCATTTCCATGACGATATTGGACATGCCGTTAATGGAGTGCTTGCCTCTGGCGCGGTTGTGCCGAACGGTCGAGGCCATGAGATCATTCATGGTCTTGCCATGAAGCACAACACAGGGCAGCTTCCCCTCGCATGAAGCGTAGATGTCTTTGAATCTGCGCATGATGCTGTATCGGTGGAAGCCGTCGACGATAACATACCGGTCTTTCTTTTCGTCGTAGATGGTAACGACGGGCTGCGTGTAGCCATCCGCTTTGACGGAGCGATAAAGCAGCTTCATCTCCTGCGTGGCGACACTGTTGGGGTTGTAGTCGTTTGCGTGGACCTTTTCAATGGGTATCCACTCGACCTGATGAATGGGCTGATCTGAAATCATTTCTTGCTGCCCATATATTGCTCAAACTGCGCGGCGTCGCGTTTGCGATAGGTGGGAGCCTTTTCCCGGATGCGGAAACGGGAGCGGGCATTCGCGTTGTTCGTGCCATCAATATCATTCAGGACGATCTCTTTGACATGGACACGATACCATTCGTCTCCGGTCTGATTCTTCCAGCGGTTTCGGAACAGCTCGTGGTATTCGGGCTTCACGATATTGGCAAGCAGATAGTCGCGGTATTCCTGCCACGAACGGAACGCAAAGGGGAGTTGGCGCGGGATGATGTCGCCGCTGTCAAAGGTATGGGCGAATGTACCGACGCCAGATACGCGACGGATGAACTTGTTGTAGGTGTCCGGCTCAAACTCCTGCAGCATTTCAATCGAGTGCCAGGCGGTTTCGTGGATGAGCGCTGAGACGCGCATGGCCTCCTTGGCCAAGCCCCACTGGTATTGCAGATCGTAGACGCGATTGTACGCCCAGTGATTCTTGGCAATGGCTGTCCAGATGTCATCGTTGGTGAAATCGTAGATCGGCCAGAACACCTGACACCTGCCAACTTTCTTCTTGCACCACGTCACGCCTTTGTATCGGGCTTCATGCTGCGTGATAGCAACGCGCCGGTTCAGGCTTTCCGTCATGCGCATTCCCACCAGCACGGCACAATTCTCAGAATCGGTGCAGTAGGACGGGAGGACGTTGACAAGCTCATGGAATCGGTTTTCGCTGCTGGGGTTTTCCTTGATGGAGAGCGGGTGCTGCGGGTGAATCCAGATCGCTTTGTCCTCCGGATTCCAAACACTGATAAAATTCTTCTCCGGGGAGAGCGTGTTTGTGAATTCAAAGGGAATCTGATACCAATACGGCGTGACTTCCGGCAGCTCCATGACGTGCTGCATATAGTCCACCGTCGCTTGCCACTCAGCTTCCTGATCGAGCCAGAATACCTTGAGCGGCAGACGCCCGCGCTCCTGCGCAACCATAAGCGCCATGCGGAAAAGAACTGTACTGTCCTTGCCGCCGGACATGCTGACGATCACATCGTCGTGGCCGTCGAAGATCATCCGCAGCCGCTCCAATGCTTCATCGAATACGTTGTTTTGCAAATAGATCATTGCTGCTGACCCCGCGCCGCTCATGTGAGCAACATAGGGTTTCCTCCTTTTTTCGATGTACCCGCAGCCGGCAGCGTTGGCGATACGCCGCAGGTCCGAGCCATCCTCCACGCAAGGAGCATCGTGGAGGCAAGTCCTCCTTCCGAATAAAATGAGCAGCGCCCCGATCAGGAGCGCCGCCCGGCTTGATTTGGAATTTTACAGTTTACATGAAATCACATCTTAGGGGTGATTGCAAGCGTCACAGCGCGTCAGCGCGCGTCATGGCGGGGCAAGTTCCGAGGAAGCGATAACATATGGACTTGACGCCATCCTCGGAATTTCGCCCACCAAGCACACTTGCAACTACCTTCCACGGCATACCTCGGATGAAACGCAGCCGGAATACAAGGCGCGTTGTGTTGTCCTCGATTCCCGCGATCCAGACAGCGATCGTTTCCTCACTTCTGGCAATCTGTTCTTTCAGCGCGTCGCGCTGCGTCTCCATGTCCGCAATCTCCGCGCCGAGGACGCCGACCTTGTCATTGACGCCGGAGGCGTGCGGCATTCCATCCAGCTTCTGCGCCCCGGGAACGGCAGCATTCCACAAGCCCTGAATCAATTCTTCTGTTTTCTGAAGCTGCTGGACAAGATCAAGGTGTCCATTCAGTTCCGCCAGAGTCATGTGTGCCGCCCCTTTCCATCGTTATTTCGTCTTCTTCCACGCACGGATCGCGGTCTTCTTCGTGCCTTTCGGCTTGCCCGCTCTACCGCAATTATAACACCTGACGCAAAACATGGGCGGTGTTCTTGGACGCAGATATACTTCCTCGACCTTGCAGCGGCTGTCCGCACCGCAAAACCGGCAGGTCAATTCATCAATCCTCGGCATCGCAATACCCCCTACCTTGGGAATTGAGATTTCGGCAAATCGTGCAAACGCGGTCTGCGGGGCATTCGAGATGCGTGTTGAAGTAGCAACGTGGCTGCTTGTTCTTCGGAATGAAACGAATGAACGTTTTGTCGCCATCGGCCATGATATGCACGTGAGATTTTCTGACAGCCATTCTGTATAGGCCAACGAAGACTTTGGCATCATTCTCAACTGCAAAAGGTTCTCGGATGAACCGGCTGGCGTCGTTTCTACTCATGCCAGCGCCCATCAGCATCTTTAACGCTCTTTTTCGCTTCATGCCGTCACCTCCCAGCCAACGCCTCACCCATAAAGAGCAGGGCTTCGGTGAGAGCGTTTGCGGAAACAAGACATTTGAAAAAACGACGTGAGAGTTGAGCAATGGTATCGCAGACACTATCGCAGCGAAGATATGTTCTGTATGCCCGGAGATTGCTGTCACCTGGCGCCTTGCTCTGCATAATCCTGTTTGCCCGGTTGCGGCTATATCCGCGGGCCATCAGCAGCTTAACTGCGCGTTTTCTGGTCACTGTTCATGTCCTCCTTTTCCCCGTTCCATCCGTTTCTGCTCCATACGTGCCAGCCGATCATCGCTTGCGACAGCCCATTTCCGACGCTCTGCCGCTTTCGGGCGGCGCAGGAAATCAGCTCTGGCATTTGAGGTATAGGCGGCTGGCATACCCAACTTTTTCGGTTTAGACATCCCTCTGTCCCTCCAAAGCCCGCTCGGCTTCTTCAAAACTGAGAAATGCGCTTTTGCCGATTTGATGTTCCAGAAATCTTCTCGTTATCTGACCTTCTACAGTCATTGTTGTGTATATAAGCTCGCCGGTTGTGCCGTAACTTGCGAACCCTGTCACTGTGGCTTCTATTGGGCTGTCTACCTTCCTAAATACAGATCGCGCAAACCACACTGCATCACCAACTTTGCACGGCAGAATCAAGACACGGCCATTTTTATCAGCAACCAGCAGCTTTCTGATTCGTTCGGCTTTCGATACATCATCCGCAAATGCGGATTCGATGATGGTCTTGGCGTTCACCACCTGCTCCGGTGTCAGCCCCGTAGCTTCGTAAGAAGCCAGACGAGCCAACGCAACCTCATATCCGCGGCGGCACATAATCCGCCCGTCATTGTCGTACCATGTGAGCTTATCCATTCTGCTTCCTCCTGAACTGTCTAGCGTAGGGGCAGGTTGCCCAATGCGGCACATAGCCTACGCCGGTTGCTTTGGCTGGGTCTTCCGTGTATTCGCACGAAAGCACTTGTCCGTTTGGGGTGACAATTTTCTTGCTGCCGACGCGCGGCTTTTCGATGTAGTAGCGCGGGGTAGCATCGCAGGGGATAGATTTCCCGGCCGGTGTCTTAATCCAGATGAGTGCAGCCATACACGCCTTACAAGCGGCCATTGTTTTCATCCTCCATTTCGTATTGTTCGATATGAGCATCGGGTGATTTTGGTGAAACGATGATGTTGCCAAACTCATCGGCTCCACAGGAAAGCGCCCACTTCGGCAGGCCAGTTTCGCGGCTTACTGCGTCCAAAAGATCGTCGAGCTTCCGCTTGCCCTCTGGTGTATTGAGAGAGCGCATAACCTTTTTCATCCGCAATTCGAAAATAAGCTCCCGAATCCCTATGTAGGTGAAGATGAGCAGAAGCGCAAGAGTCAAGCCAAGTCCTATAGCTCCGATTCCGAGTAGAAGTGTCTTAATCATAGAACATCCTCCACGTGCCTTTCACGCTCCAATGCCCGCCGTCCTTCAACGTCGGCTTCGAGCGATACCATTTGCGCCAGCGCCAGAGCAGGATCTTCGGCGGCTCATTCTGCTGCCAGCACTGGAGTTCCAGCGCATATTCCCGGCGCCGCTCGCGGCGTTTCCGCTTTTCACGTCTCTGGCTCATGACGGTCTCCTTTCATTGCCTGCGTCTGCGAATTTTGAGAAACACACTTGGATCTCAGACCGTCGCCGCCATCCATCAGAGGAAGTGCCCGGCGACGCTCGATCTCAGAGCGATAATTCCCACAATGCTTACAGGCATCAGTGATGGCGCGATGGGCGGTACAGCCGCCCAAAACGCACATCTCGGTCAAAACGTCACTCATCATCGGAATCCTCCGTCTGCGTGTCCTGCTCTGTAAAGAGCGGGTGTGTTCCATTCTGGAGCGCTTTTTCATCGTCGGACATTTCATAGCCCAGTTTGGCAAGCAGCGCATAGATGCGATCCAGTTTCTCATTTTCCTCATGCTGCATAGTGCAGCTGTTCCAGTAGCTGCGGAAATAGCCCTCGGATTTGCGGTCGCCTAGGCGCACATAGATCATTCGCAGAAGTGCCTTTTCAGGCGTCTTGCTGATTGCATCGGTCACGGCCTGAAGCGTAAATTCGGCATCGTCTTCGTCGTTGTCATCTTCCTCGGCAGGAGGTTCAACGCCGGTGGCCTGTGCGATCCCATCTTCGGAGAGCCAGCCGGTATCGTCCCAGTATTCGGCGTATGCCCACAGCGCCACGATGTCGGCAAGGTGTTTTTTGATAGCGGTCGCGGAAACGGTGGCTACAAAATCGGCGCGAAGCTCATAGGCGCGGGCGGTGGCTTCGGTCAGTGCCTTTTCAGCAGCATTCTTGCGCTCCTGCTTCATCTGCTCCTCGCGTCTTTTTGCTTCTTCTTCCGGGGTGAGGGTAGTCGGTGTGTCCTTGACCATCAGCGTGATATAGTACGTTTCGACGATGAAGAAATACTCGACGGTATCTGCGTCCTCCGGGCGATCCACCTTGGCCTCGTTGTTGACATAGAAACTCCTGACGAACTTATAGCCGGTTCTGTCGGTGACCTGCGTTGCAAAAGAACTTAACTGTTCCACCCACGAAGCCCTGCGTTCTTCTGCAGCTTCGGCATCAATGGCCTGTTTCAGCTTGTACTTGAAATTCTCGGTGCCGATGTAGTCAAGCATTTCATTCTTGCGCTGCGGGCTTTTCAGCTTATCCAGCTCCATATAGTCAAACATGCTGGCGCCGCGCTCCTCGGACTTTTTGAATTTCTCCTTGTCCAGTTCCAAGAGCTTCACGCGGCGCCGGACAGTGGTAGTGGAAAAACCGTAGTTTTCTGCGATATCCTTGACGGTATCGCCCATGTCAAGCATCATCTGGAAGCCCTGCGCCTGTTCGTAGACGGTCAGGTCAGACCGCTGCATATTCTCCGTGAGCATGGTGCTCAACTGCTCCCGCTCTGTCATTTCAACCACAGCGCAGGGCAGTTCCTCTAAACCGGCCAGCTTTGCGGCCGCAAGGCGGCGGTGGCCGATGATAACACGATAGCTTTCTCCGTCCCACGTTTTTGAGATGTTCCCGATCAGCGGGACAACGGTAAGGTTCTGGAGTACGCCGTTGACTTTGATGCTCTCGGCCAGTTCGGTCACGTCACCCACGTCTTTGCGTGGGTTGTCGGGGTGCGCCCATAATTTTCTGACCGGAATATTCTTGATTTCTGCCATGAATTGCTCCTTTCATGTGCCGAGCTTTGCCCCTCGGCTGGGACTGTATAAAATTATTTTGAGTAGCCGTTAACACGGCACCAATGGCGCTGTGCTTGTTTCTTCCGCGCCAACCGGCAAGCCGGGCAGAAGGTGTTTCCTTTGCGTTCGATGAAAGAACGGCCGCACCGGGCGCAATGCTGCGGCGGGATTCTGCGGAACTCGGTGCATTCGTCGCAGTTGACGCAGAGATTGCAGCCCTTGACTTCATCCCAGTTTGCGCACATGAGCCGCTGCCAGTATGGATTATCGTCAATGTCGTTGATGCGCTTGCGGAGCACTGAGCAGAGCATTTCAAGTGTTTGCACGGTTTCTGTTCGCGTTCTGGACAGGTGTACCGCCTGCTTTACGGTCGGGTCTGGCGCGCCATAACCCCAAGGCTTATCTTTGAGCATGGCGCGTACTTTGTCCTGATTCTCGGTCAGATAGACGAAATAAACTTTCCCGCGCACGGCTTTTTCGGATTTGCCGAGTGCCTTGCCAATGGCGGTGTAGCTGTTGCCTTTTCGGATTCCGTCTGCCAGCACATCGAAGTCGGTCTGTGTCCAAGCTGCGGATGAACCATGATTGTCGGCTTTGACCGGCCGCTCTTTCAGGCCGAGGTCGTTGCATCGGCGCTGGATCGCGCCGGCCGAGCGACGCAGCATATCGGAAAGCTCAGCGTATCCGTACCGATGCTGCTGAAGCAGCATTTTCAGCCGCGCGTCTTCATCGGGTGTCCATGGGTCTTTCCGCTGGATGGCAAATGCCTGAAAGTCCTTCTTGCGCTGCTCGGCTACCCATGCAGGCTCCTCGCCCAGCGCCAACGGCTCCATTTTGGAAAAATCAATGAACGAGCGGTGCTGTTCTGCCCATTTCCAAAACTCATTGAGCCGAATGACACGAAAACTGTTCTGATTGACGCGCTTTGTGTGAATCGGGAGGCCACGGTTCTCAACCCAGCTTTTCAGCTTATAGTTCCCACCGGCATTGCTGCCGCAAACGGCGATTATAAGCTGATTCATGGATATGTAGTCGCCGCCGAACAGAACCGGGCCAAATCCCAGTCTGTTTTTCCGTACGATGACAGCCTCAACGGAGCGGTTAAGACGCTTCGCAATCGCGGGGATTGACATGACACCCCATTGATCTTGGAGGAATTGTTCTTCTGCTTTTGTCCATCCTGCGTGATAGCTTTGCAGTCCGAGCGAACGCCTCTTTTGTCGTACAGACCCTTCCGTCCGGCCAAGCGCTGCGGCAATAGCCGCTGCCGGCTGTGAGCGACTATGCTCGCGGAGATATTGAAGTTGATCGTCCGTCCATTTTCCCATGTGTCAGGCGATTCCTCCTTTCTGTCAGAATAGTGTGAGCTGCCCGGTTTTCGTTTCCTGCAAGGGCAAGGGCGGCAGCGCGGCAGACGATTTTAACTTGCCGGTAACTTGCTCGGCGGGTTTTTCGTCTGTCTGAAGCAGTAAATCCATCTGCGCCCAAATGCGGCGGTAGTGCCAGATGTCGCGGAAATAAAACGGGGTGTACCATATGTTCTGGTCTGGCCGGGGGATAAGCCCCCGGCGGTCAAGTGCTGTTGAGGGATGAAGAAGCGTGTCGCCAATCACGACGTACCCGGCGCAGCCCATGAGCGATAGCTGCAGGTAGCACATCAGACCAACGATGTAGTCAATGTCCTGTGCTACAAAAAGCACAGAGGTCTGATAGTTGATTTTCTGCCGCGTACAGGCGTTTGCAAACGCCACCAGCAACGCTCCTGCACCGCAGGCACAATCGTTGACGGAGATCCAGCCGTCCCGCTCTACACGCGCTTGGAGGTCTGTGCCGGTGATCTCGGCCATCATACGGCAGACATTATAGGGCGTGAAAAACTGTCCAGCGTGGTCATTGCCCAGATCAAGCGCCATGTAAAGCTCACCGAGAAAGTCCTGGTCCGGGTTAAAATCCATACCAATCACGACCTCTTGGAGCATCTGCGAGAATTTGAGCATTTCTTCGGGCTTGTACTTTCCGGCAATCGTCATGTACGTCTTTTCGCGCTCAGCGGCTTGACTCCGGTCAACGGTATTTGAGATCGCGATTGCGGCGAGTGTTATGAAATCTTGCCAGATTTCCCAGCGTCCATATCGGCCGCAGAGGGAGTTGAAGATCTTTACAAACTCCGTCTGATGGGTGCTTTTCAGATTGTGCGGCACACTTCTTCCCATGGCTTATTCCTCCGTCTGCACCGGTTCGGGCGGTACGATGGAACGCTTGGTGACTTTGCCCTTGGTGGACTCGACGCCAGCATCGAAGCCGCGCCGGTAGACACGATAGAGGTACTTCGTCATGTCCTCACGGTTCATGTGTTTGATAGCCTTGTAGTCCTCGCGCTTGAGCATCGGCGGCTTCAACTCATTCATCAGCCGCGTCCTCCATATCGTCCGGTTCATCAGCCGGGAGCACTTCGCGCGGATTCGAGCCAGCGTACGGGCCGACGATGCCGTTTTCCTCCAGCAGCTCCATGATGCGGGCGGCGCGGGCATAGCCGACATTCAGGCGGCGCTGGAGGAGAGAAACAGTCGCCTTGTTCTCCATGCGCACAATGCTGACAGCCTGATCGTAGAGGTCATCATCGGCGGCGCCAGAATTGTCGGCAGTATCGCCGAGTTCATCATCCGCGTCCTCCAGCTCGTTTACGTCATCCATTTCAGCTTCTGCTTCCTCGTTGATGCCTTCCGCGTCTTCCTCGTATTCATCGTCTGCGGCTTCTTCCTCGCTGATGACTGGCATCATGCCAGCGGCAAGCGAGTGCTTTTCCAAGACGTCCTTGAAGAAATACTGCTGCCAGTATGTAATCATCTTCATCAAGATCGATTCGATCTTGGTGCGGAGCGTTTTTGAGATCGTAAACGTGCCGCCGGTGACGCGCGTTTCAAGCGCACCGTCTTTGAAGATCCACATCATTTCGGCTTCGGGGCTGATATAGCCTGCTTCCTCAACCGCTTCTAGCATGGAAATCTGTGCGTCCATGCCCTGAATCGGGCGGATGATGAAGATGATGGGGTAGCGGTCTTTGAGGAAGCGATAGGTCAGATTGTGTTCGTCACAAATACCCTGCATTTTCTTGGCTTGCGCTTCATATAACGTGATTTCACTCATTGTAAATACTCCTTTCGTTGTCAGTCGAGCAAGAACAGCGTTCCGTTCCACGCTGTTTTCACCCGATAGGGTTGTAAATCTTCTTCCTTGACGTATTTCCGTCCAAAGAGGTCTTTCATGGCTTTCCAGTCATTCCATGGGATTTTGTAGACTTCGCCGGTTGAAAAGCCGGCAACGACGAAGCAGCGGGCGCCGAGCCGCTGGTGTCTGTCCATGTAGGAAGCCTGCTTGTCGATAACGCGATCCTGCGTCAGCCGGTCTGTGGCTGTGAACTTGGCTTCAAACAGGACCGTCCTGCCGCCCTTGAGCGTGCCTTTGTAGTCAACCTGCGCTTTCTTGGTGTAGCAGGCCAAGAAGCGACCGTTGCCCTCTGGCTTGATAACTTTCATCGGCTCAGGCGTCTTTTCAATCTCTGCATAGCCGCGCTCGCGGTAGTAATCGAAGGTGCTGTCAAGCCGCTGCTCGAAATACTGGCCCTTCTGGCGGGCGATCTTGCCGAGAAGCTGCCGTTTTGGATCTTTCGCCATGGCTGCCTCCTAACCCACGCCGAAGTAAATGCCGTCGCAGTAGATCACTTCGGAACCCTGCTTGTACTCGGAACACCAAATGTAATTGCCATCGAGGTCGCTGTGATGCCCTTCGAGAACGTCGGCTGCAATGTCCCACGCTCGCTGCACGGCGGCGGCTTCGCCCGGCTCGCTTGCCTTATCAGGCCAGACAATTCCGGTCACGGAGAGCAGCCCCCATTGCAGGCCGTATTTGTTGTCCATCAGAACGCCCTCGATAGTATCGGGGTAGCGAGGATCGGCTACGCGGTTCAGGACAACGTCAGCCACACGATAGCGGCACATATCACACACATCGTCGCCGCCGGCTTCCTGATAGATCACAATGGCAAGGCGCTCCCAGTCCTCTTTGTCCTGGCACTCGAAGCCGCCTTTCCCGCAAGGCTTGCTGTCTGCCTCTTGGGGAGGCTCTGGCAGATCGTATGTACCGGGAATATCGGCGGTTTCGTGTTCGACCTCCGCGTAGGCTTCGACCTCCAAGCGGCTCTGATAGGCCGCGTCGTCAAACGTCGGCGAAATTGCCGCGGAAACAACAGGCGTATTTTCGGTTTCGCGTGGCATCGCAATCGCAAGCACCAACGCGGCGAGCAGGATCAGCGCCGCCAGAAGAACAACCGTAGGCAGGTTGCGCCTTGCCCATCTTTTCATATCCTCATCCTCCATTCTCATTTCCGTCGCCGAGCGCAAATTGCTGCGCGACGCTGGAAATCATCTGTTTTATGTCTGACGGGAGCGCCATATACTCCCGATCGCTCTTGATGCGCACCGTGTAGGAGCGCTGAAAGTTGGAAGCGACCACGCTTTGCACTGTTTCGGCGTTCATCATGCCCCATTCCCGGAGCTGCTGCGGCGAACCGACAAGCCGCTGAATTGTTGGCGGCAGACGGTTGTATTCCTCTTTTGCGTTGTAGCCGCTGTTTGCAATCGCCCGGTAGACCAGCGTCCACGCCTCGGCGGCGGTCATTTCCTTCGGCATACGCATCTTCGTGATTTGCTCTTTGACTTCGCCGATGTTCGGTGGAAACGTGTTTGTCCGTGAGGCGATCATGGCTTTTACTGCAACGGCAACGACCATGACGGGCTCATCCTTGAACATCTCAGCCCAGAGATCGACGATCTTGTTTGCCTCCTTGGGGCTAAGCCCGTTGTAAAACCGGGGATAGGCGGCTTTCAGAACCGCCAGAATATCAGCCGTTTCAAGCCTGTCCATTTCTCATTCCCTCCGCAATGTCGGTAAACACGTTGCCGCTGGAGCTACCACCCTGATAACGATACTGCCCGCCCTTGTCCTGCTCCTTGGAAAGCCAAGCATTGATGAACCGGCGGATTCCTGATTTCGTCTTGCGCCGCTTGGGATTGTCGGTGCTCCAGCTTGACATCTTCCTGAGTTCCTGCATGACGTTGACAGCGGGGTACAGCTCACACCAGCGGTTGTAATCCTCGGGAAACACGTCGAAGAACGTCTTGTCATTGAGGATGATGCTGATGATCGGCGGCGCGGAGACGGTTACCGGCTCTGCGCTCGGAGCAGATAAATCTCCACTAGGTTTAGCTAAATCTTCACTAGACTTATCTAAACCTTCACTATCCTCGCCTAAACCTTTACTACTCTCTACTACTCTTACCTGTGGTTCCAAGTTGGTTCCAGATTGGTTCCATTCTGGTTCCAGAGGTGCAGGAGGTATCTCCGGAACCTGCGGTTTCTCGGTATAGGCCTTATTGGGCTTCACACAGAGCAGCGCCAGCTCGTCTTGGTAGTCGGTCGGGTGGTAGCGGTCACTTTTCAGCGTGTTGTGCATACGCCAATGCTTGATGACAATGACACCAGAATCGAAGCGGATGATAAATCGCTTGGCAAGCAGGATCTTTAGATCGTCTGCCGAGGCGTTGACGTAGTCAGTGATTCGCTTCGGGTTGTTTACAAAGCCGTCGTCGTCGGCGCGCATATTGAGGTGGAAGTAGAGGGCCTGAGCCGAAAGCGGCATTTCAAGAAATGCGTCGCTGTCAATGATGGACTTCGTAAACATTCGCTTTTCTGCCATGATTGGCACCTCCTAGCTCAAAACGGCAATTCGCTGTCGCCAGTCGGGTCATAGGTCGGTTCGCCCTTGGGCTTGCCGCCGTCACCATCGCGCTTAGAATCGCCGAAGTAAACGCTATCGGCAAGAACCTCGGCCGAGCGGCGCTTGTTGCCGTCCTTGTCCTGCCAGTTGCGGATCTGAAGCCGCCCAGCTACGACGATCATGCGCCCCTTGCTGAAATACTTCTCTACGAACTCAGCCGTACCGCGCCACGCAACAATGTCGATAAAATCCGTTTCCCGCTCCGCGCCCTGCGCCGCGTAATCGCGGTCGCAGGCAATGGAGAAGGAGACAACCGCCGTGCCGCTCTGCGTTCGGCGAAGCTCCGGATCGCGGGTCAGACGTCCCATGAGAACAATGCGGTTAAGCATGATCGGCCTCCTGCGCTGGAATGCACGGTTCTGGAACATCGTTGCTGGCAGGGGCAACGCTAGGTTCTGCAAGAACAGCTTCGAGCGCGTCACGCAGATGCCAGTTTTCAATGCTGGAGGAGTTGAAGATTGCTTTGCAGACGCGCAGCCGCTCGGACTCGCGGATGAGCTGTTCCAGATCGACGTCCATGATGATACCGGCGCCGGGCGATTCGTCGAACGGATAAACATGAGCGTCTTTCTTATCAAAGTTGAGCATTTTTGAAATCTCCTTTTTCAATGATCTTGATGACTTCCTGGCACTGAGGCACATCAAACATACCGATGTGCGTCTTTTCAACCGGAAGTCCCATTTGTCCAGCGAGCCAGCCGTAGGCAGCTTTGCGCCGCCCGCGGAATGGCCCGGTTTTCCAGAGGGGGTCGAACGAAGCGTGAGCCGCCATTTTCCATTTTCTGAGGGTGGCATCAGCCAGGCGGCCGAGCGGCTTGTCTGTTCGGCCATGGCAGCCGACGTAGGCACCGCAGTTTCTGCAGAGATACGCGGTGTGGCCGAAGCTGCGGCCATAGATCTCGGAATCATCGACCAGCGCGGCTTTGTGGCCGCAGTAATCGCAATAAACGGTCAAGGCTTCTTCGCCTCCTTGTACTGAGCTGCTTTTTCGGGCGGGGCCGTCTGGATACCCTGTTCCTCACACTCGGCAATGATGCCGTCGAGGAAAGCGGCCATCTCGGCGGCGGTGTACTCGCTCGTGCCTTTCAGGGCGCGGTAGTGGATGAATTTCTTGCCCTCGATGTAGCCGACGCCGATTTCGGCATAGTGTCTGGCCACAAGCCGCGGCGGCACACCGTCGCGCAGGGAAAACAGCACCTTGCATTCATTCCCGGCTTCGTCGATGTAGCTTTCACCGACGCCATAGCGCCGAATCATTTCCTCGTAGACGGATTCCTTGTCGGTTTTCAGCTTGGCCGCGAGCTGCTCAATGAGCGCCCATGCGTAGCTGTTGGCGCGAAGCCCACGAGGATCGGCTTTTTTCGCAATGGAGAACGTGATCGGGCGCTCGCCGAAGTTTTTCCAAAGGTCCTTGCAGCTTTCCCGCGTATAGATCGACAGGATATATTCGCCGCTGCGGGCGTAGGTGATGTCTTTCAGGAAACCGTTCACGCTTTTTCCTCCTCGACGTGACCGTGCAGGTAAACGTACTCGCCAGCAGGTCCGATGTTCTGGTAAATGAAATCGTCACACTTGGCTTTGGAAAGGTGTGTTCCGAGTACGCGCCGCTCATAGACGAATTCGCCGTTTGCCTTTTTCTCGCTGATTCTGGCTTGGATTTCTTCGTCCTCGTAATTCGCTTCCAGCAGGTAGAGGTCGAAGTTCGGCGCTGAGATCCCGTTCAGGTTGTTTGTGTCAGTGGCGTAGAGGACCTTTCCAGCCGGAAGCAGCAGCTTGTAGCCGCAGTTCGGAACGTCATGCACCAGTGGCACAGGCTCGACCGTAAAATCACCGTAGCTATATCGGTGGCCAAAATCGTACAGGTCGATGTTTGCGGGCTTGACGCCAGCTTCCACCAGAGGTCGCACCAGCCAGCGACAACAGCCGAAACGGAGCGCCGGACGGTCCGCAGCGAGGGCGTGGAGCGTGCTTTTTCGGAAGTGATCTCCGTGCCAATGTGTCAGCAGAACCAGCCTGAGAGCTTTTGCAACCGGCTTCACGAGCTTGTATGGCACACCGCAGTCTATCAGAATTTGCCCGTCGATCACGACTGCGTTGCCGGTAGAGCCGGTTGCGAGGACTTCAAACGGAACGCTCATTACAGCGAACTGAGGTCAATCTGCTCCGGCTCGCTGGCGTTCTCCTGAAGCTGCGCTGAAGCAGAAATCTGCGTGTCAGAACGCGGAGCTTCCATAAATTCCACCTCATCGGCGCTCTCATTTTTGTCCGCAACAATCTCGCCTGTTTTGGGATCAACGGTCGGAATATGGCTGTCATTGATAAACGCGCGTTCCATTTCTGTGGACATGATGCCCCATCTACTGATAAGCTGGCGAATTAATGTTTTCTGAGCCATTTCATCGAAATTCTTGTACCAGAACGAGGAATACTGCCACATGTCCTTGTCTGCAATTTGACCGTTTCTGATTTTTTCAAAGGCTTCTTTGCTGAAGGCTTGCGAGTATGTATCTGCGTGTCGAAGCATTTTTTCCTTCGTCCAGTAGATACATTTCGTAAAACCTGACTTGGTTTCTAGGCGTGCCATATATCCAATGATCGGCTGCGCTTCACATTCGTCATCATCCTCGATAAACTTAAACTGCGGCTTTCCAGTAAACGGGTTTCTGCCCAAATACTCGCCGTTATGGATTGGAAGGCAATCAATATCGATATACTGCCCGCTCCGGAGCGCAAGCTGAATGTAGCCTTTGTACCCAAGAATAAATTGCGCCTTGACGCATTCTGGTGAAATCAACCGTCCTTCACGGTATTTTGCTTTCTGCTTGAATGGGACTATGTAGAAATACCCAAGCTGAGGCGACGGGGAGAGTTCCAGCCCCTCACCGAGAAGCCCACACGCAAGAACGGAACTGGGTTCACAAGTTTGGAGCGCTGGAGTAGCGGCAACAGCGGACGTGATTGATGCAATAAACCGATTTACACGTTTCGGATCTTTCAGCGTGTTTCTAATCATGTTCTGATAGTTTTCCGTTGTGATGGCAACAGAAAACGTCTGCTTCTTCGCAGGCGCAATATTAGAACTGCTCATAGTCATAACCTCCATTTACGAGAAATTCTTTGAGGGCTTTCAGCTTGCCGATACCGCCGCGAACACGGAACGAAACCTGATAGGTCTTTTCGGCGGGGGCCTCGGTGGGGATGGGCTGCTCGACGGGTGCAGAAACGGGGGCAGGCGGTTCTTCGTTCAGAACTTCTTCGATCTTCGCCTGCGCGGCATCCTGAACTTCTTGTGCGGACTTCATGGCGGCGCGGCGGCGAGCGGCTTCTTCCATCTCCTTGTGACGCCGGTCAACGATCAGGGCCGCTTCCGGTGCGGAAAGCGATTTGCGGTACTCGACCAAGACCTCATCCTTGTGCTCCAGCGTTTCAATCATCCGCAAATCGTTTGAAACGTTCTGCAAGAACAAGGAAGCCTGTCCTTGCAGCTTTCTAAGAGAATCGGACATCGTGATATTGATGCCGCAGCGCTCAAACGGCGCGATGTCTTCGGGGATATTCAAGCTCGCGCGGTATTCGTTGTAGAACGCGACAATTTCCTCGCGCTTGGCACCTTTGATGCCGTTCTCAACGGAAGCGATTTTGGCTTTCAGCTCAGCGTCTGCCTTGGTAAAAGCGTCGGCCGCACATTCCTTGTAGAGCTTTTCAAAAGCCTCATACGGAGCAAGGATGGCCTTTTTGACTTCACGGCGGCGGGCTTCCAGATCCTGAAACTCTTTGTTCAGCTCGGCGCGGGCTTTCTTGACGTCCTTGTAGGTAGCTTCGGTGCAGGCCAGCGCCAGCACCTGCGCAACACGCTCGTCAACAGAAGTCTTGACCTGCCGAAGCTGATCTTCGATGATCGGGAGCTGCTTAACGACAATCAGGTTATTCTCCATCGGCGG